CATGACGCAATGGTTGCATCGGTTAGTTCGTTCTCGTCAGATTGGCTCATCGGCTTGCTCCATGTTCCTGATATGTTCGTATATGGCATTGGCAGTGTTGAGACCGCAGCCGGGTATCCGTGCCTCCATGTCCTCGGGTGACATGACGCGCAGTTCTGCCAGACAGTCGTCGGCGTCCTCGATCCACTCCACGAGCATGGTGCGCACGTAGGACGCCAACTGGCCTCGCCAGTCGTCACCCTCCGCCGCGTCGATGTAAGACACCAACAGGCCCAGACGCTGCCACACAGCCTGCCTGGACACGCCCAGGGCCTCAGCGACGTGCGTCTGGCTGTTGCAGGTGGTCAGGGCCGCTATGAAGCGCCTACGGGCCACCCTGCTGCCGATGGGCGCGTCCTGGTAGAGCCTCACCCCTGGATGGCCGGTCAGGACGGCTTCCTTGCAGCCCTGGAACGGGTCTTTCGAGCGATCAGGCATGGGCCTCGCCCATGGCCTTGCTGGTTGGCGTGTTGATGTTCATGTCTTTTCCCTCAATACTCGCGTGATGAAAAACCCTAAGTGTTCAGGATGCTCGGCCAGCCACTTGCGCGCATATCGACTGGTGTAGTTGTTGTTGATCTGGTAGCCGTAGCCACCCTCGACGTTGAGGTGCCAGCGCACGCGGTGCATGACAGCAGCGCTTGAGTAAGACGGGTAGCCCGCCTCGATAAGTTTATTGGCAAACACACAGAATGCTTCATAGACTTCGGGATTTCTGCTGTCGAAGGCGTCGAATTTCTCTTGTATGGTCAATCCAGTATTGCTTAGCGCAGACAGGGCATGAGTGGAGCCAGAGCGGGTCACCATGCTGCCAGTGTCGGTTCTGGTAGGCTCGCCATCCATCGTGTTTCGCTTCCTCTAAGGCTCTCGTCATCTCGGTTTCTGTATAGAAACAAATCGTGTAAGACGCAGCGCAGTCATCGCAGTCGATCTGCCAGACATCATCAAAGTAGAACATAGTCATAATAAATACTGCACCACTCTGTAGACTACCAATACCATGTTCCACAGCACCAATATTAGTATGATAAAGTAGAGCCACTGACGGTAGAGCATGGATTAATGAATCATCCCCGACCGTGTACGGTTATGTGGATTGTTTTTGGCAAGTGACTGGCAGATATCGATAAGCTTCTGGATGCACATGGGCCGGTGCAGGGGGTTGATCTGCACGGCGATCATGTAGCCAACGAAGCCCATCGCAACCTGTAGCGAGTGATAAGGCGACCAGCCTTTGTCCCGGCAGTAGGCTTCGAGCATCATGATTTCATGCTTGGCATCCTGGCGGTCGAGGTCGCGCTGCAAGTCAGGCGGCAGGTCGGTCATGGTGTCTTTTTCCAGTATGATCTGAGTAGATGGTTGCCGCCGTACATGATGCGCGTTCCTCCAAACAGGTCACTGTTCGTGGGGGCGATGACCGCGAAGCCCTCACCCTCAGCGTGCATGTCCATGATCTGCTCAAGGCTGTAGCCCATCAGGCGGTGCAGGCTGAACACCAGCGGCAGGCTCATGCCAAGGCTGTGTGTCAGCAGCCGCAGCGGCACCTGCCTGCCATGACAGCGTGCCACCCACTGCCCGCCCAGCGTGCGGTAGGTGACGTTCTCCGGGGGCGAGGTGTTATGAGGAAGCTCGTCGTGTGGCTGCCAGACTAGCTGCTCGTCAGAGCGGTCAGGCGGCATGTCACAGAAGTACCGCATCATCCGTTCACCAATGATCGTCTTCATGCGCGCGGCGACGGACATGATGTAAGCCTCGTTGATCACAGCCGCGACACCCATCCCTCGGTCCAGCGAGGTTTCATCGAGCGGCAGCAGCGAAAAGTAGTCGCACAGCCTGCCAAGGGTCGTGAACAGCCGGTGCGTGATCATCATCTGCGCATGGTGGTTACGTCTGGCCCGAGCTAAGCCGTGGCCCCGGTCGAAGTCGCCGTAGAAGGGGTTGTGTATCGTCCGTATCACGGGGTTCTCATGCGGCCCGACTGGCAAGCTGGTGCTCAGCCGCTTGGTGGCGTGCAGGTCGTGGTCGCATATGTTGAGGTGGATCAACCTGGACCCGGCGGATACGTGCCTGCCAACCAACGGGCCTGCCGGTAGCTGTAGCAGCCCTTTGAGGTAGAGCGTATCGTCTGAGCCAAGGTCGCCGTCCGACTTGAACCTCATCACCTGCCCTGGCGTGCGCATCGTCGTCTCGGGTGAAGTCATGGTAGACACGGACTCCTGCTGGGCTTGGTTGAGGGTCGGTGGCGGTGTGCCAGGGCCTATGCTCATGCTGGTGATACACGCCACCTGATAAGGTGGTGTCGCCTTGGTGCCAGGGCACTGGCGGTGGATGTCACTGGTATGCTTGGCAGGTAACAGTGGCGCCGACTTGCCGGTCAGACGGCGGATGGCTGCTCTCAGCCTGTCAGTCAGTGTCATGCAGCCCTCGCACGATGTCATGTTTGTTGTCGTCAAGCCACTCATGGACAGACTGTTTGAACAGCACCTCGAACGTCTGTTTGATGAATGCCTCGCGGTAGCGCGTTGACACCGCGTCGGGAGACTGCCCGGTCACGACGCCTATCCACTCGTTGGTCTGCGCGGCCACGGCAGATATCATTTTTTGGTGGACCTTGGCGACGGACTGACTGGCAAGATCGTCAATGAACCGCTCTGACACTTCGTCGGTCACCTTGCGGGATTTGGCCTGTATCGATCTCTCGACCTGTTTGACCACGGTGCGCTCAAAGTCAGCGGTGGCAATGAAGGCGTCGGCTTTGGTCTGGACCTGGGCTGTCAACTCGACCCTGAGCATCGGCCAGAGCGTGCGCAGTATCTCGGACATCAGTTCACTGGCAGGCTTGGTTGTGCTGAGCGGGTCGTACATGAGGTGGCTGATCGAGATCTCAACGTGGTTGGCCGTGTGCTCTTTAAGGAGCGCGGATAGCTCCTGTATCTCGGGCAGGAGGCCCCGCAGGACGCTCTCAGGCGTGTCACCCTGGGTGATCATCGTGACCTGCTCGTCAACGCGCTCCAGCAGGGCTGTCAGGCGCTTGGTAAGCTCCAGCGTCTCGGCCATGTGCAGCGGATCACCCGGCTGGTGATTTACCCGGCGGTTCTTGTTGTAACTTTGCATGGAGGTCGCCTGTGGTTGTGTGCATTACGCTCACTCTAGGCCCACTGGCAGGTTATGTCAAGGTGTAGTTTGTATGCTTCTATAAGCGGGTGTTGTGAGGCTGGCCACCTGATAAGGTGGTGGCCCCGACGAAAACGCCGGGACCACGCACCCAACTACACACCCTGTCTCTTTAGCGCGTGTTGTATGGCGTTGTCAACAGAAGCGCCTTTAGATGGTGGCAGGACACGTCCCGGCGGCGATACTGGCAGGGTAACATCAAGTGAGGTGCCTGATCTGCTGCTGCACCATGTGTTTAATCGCCAGCGGCATCTCGGGCCATGTGCCCAGCCAGCGCTTGGCAGCCTCTTTGTCGATCAGCCCCTCGCCGCGCGCGGCTGCCATGATGTAGCCCAGCCCTCGCGCACGCGGCACGCTCTCAGGCAGCGCACCGGATTTGGAAGGCCGGCATGCCTTGATGTACCGCCCGATGTGCTCACCCTGCGAAAACTGCACCACGTCCGTCTGCCATGAGCGCATGAACATCGTGTGCAGCGTGTGCGTCATGCCCTCGTACGCCTTGATCATCCGGTTCACCTCGGCCACGTACGCCGCCTCGTCATCCGTGAGCTTTATCGGACGCCCAACACCTCGATACTCAGCCCGCCAGACCGTGTGCATGGGCTTGATACCATTGGCAAGTGCACGGGTTAGCTGAACTTCGTTGGTGTTGATGGGGGTAAGCTGAACCGCGTACGCGAGCGGCACCCACAACCAGTGACCTTTCGTGCCATGCGAGACGAATAGCTTGATGACGAGATGCGTGTTGTGCCGGGTCGGGCGCAGTCTTTCTGGCAGGAATACGGTGCGGACGTATGGATGCCGCCAGGGTAGCAGGTCGTCGGCCATGGGCGGAATGAAGCGATCACGCCATACAGGGTCGATGTCATTTGTTCCAGTGTGATCAAACAGCGCGTCGAGGATATCGTCGGATCGAATGAACTCGATAAGCGTTTTGGCACTGACGCGGTAGAGACTTCGCAAGGCGGCGAACTGCCACCAGCCTTCGTTAGTCAGGACCATGGTTTGTGGCACGAGATTGACGGTGTAGACATGACGGTTTGTAAATCGACTGGCCACCATGATGGCAGAGCGCCCGACAGCCACATGGAACGATTTATAAGAGTGGTGGTAATGGCGGTCAAGGTAGATGTCGATGGCTGGATCGTTTGGCTGCAAGTCGCATTGGCTGTGTTGCGTGACTGGCAATATTGGCACGGTGTTGCCGCCGTCGTTTGGGTCGATGGTTGTGTAACTTGTATGGCGGATATCGGTGCGATCATCCTTAGGTAGATATACCTTGGAAGTATCGCCTAAAGCGTCGCGGCGTTCGTGAATAAATTTGTTCATGGACCGGGTAAATCCTTTTTGTGTGGGTAGATCGATAAAACTATATTGTAGGTGTATCAGAAAGCATAGGTAGATCAAGTGAAACATATATGTAAGATAGGTTTTGGTGTGCCTAAATCGGGGCTGTAGGGCAGTGGCACGTGATAGGTCATTGATATCGCTGGGATTTGTGGTTGTTTAGGTATAAGATAAAAAAAACTTTTTTTCAGGAGCAAATTTTAGAAAAAATTTTTATTTACCCACTAGTTATTGGACCGCTTTTGGTAATTTACCCACTAGTTTTTGCAATTTACCCACTAGTTATTTCAAAGTACACCACCCAAATCCAATAACTAGTGGGTACGTTGAAATAACTAGTGGGTAAATTAGAGGGGTCGCCACGGGGGTACTCATTTTGTCAATAGGTAATCTAATATATACTAAAAAAACAATAATAATAATAATATCAATCACTTGCCAATAGGCTACCCATGCCAAATTTGAGTGTCCTCCCAAAAATCTATGTATGTTCCTATAAGATGTGATATGTCTACCTATACATAAAATGAATTTACCACAAGTCGGAAATACCCGTAATAAGCGCCGTTATGAGGTTTTGTGGGGTCCTGTGAGAAAACGTAGATACCACCTGATCAGGTGGCACGCGCGTTTTGTGACAAACCACAAAAAAACCCGGCAGCACGTGGCTACCGGGGTTGTTAGTCCTATCACTAGGTTTGTTTAGCACCACCTTATCAGGTGGCACCAAAGTTATTCGAGATTTGGCACCACCTTTTCAGGTGGCACCAAAGTTATTCGAGATTATGCTGATTTCTTGTTTGCGGCAGCACGGACCATGGTGGCGATCTCAGCATCTGTCATATCCTTGCCAGTATCCAAGTCGGCTAGGATATCAGCAATCTTTGAATTAGCTTTGTCGCTGGCACCTTTTACCTTACCTCCAGACTTCTTTGTGGCGTCGGCTTTCGCCTGTTCGGCAGCATCGGCCACGAACTTGGCAAGCATGGTGTCATGCGGGGCTTTGCGATCCGCGATTTTTAGCCATGCCTTGGAGCCATATAAATTATCAAGCCGTTCCACCATATTATCCCAAGCCTTATTGGCTTGCGCTAGCTTGGCGACCGCCGACATTTTTGCGGGTTGCTTTGGTGCCGTCTTGCCTTGCGCTTTGGCGGCACTTTCAAGCTTTTCGTGTATCACACCATCCGTTGCCTTATCGATATCAACTATCATGTTACCGTCATCGTCTTCGCTGAAGTATTCGCGATCAGATAGCCTAGATTTGTTCGCATCGCTAACCAAAGCATCAGATATGTTTTTCATAAAATCCTGTTTTTGCGTGGATAACGGCTTGATGTCTTGCGCCTTTGCCTGCTCTTGATTCGCTTTGTATGCCTTCGCCGCACTGTCTTCTAGTTGTTTGTACGTCACGCCTCCGCACGCCAGCGCTGTCATTACCGAGGCGATCTTACCCCGTGCGGCCGATATGTAGTCCCGCGTTGATTTCTCCATGTCGTCTAGGATTGGAAAGACTTTTTGCGCAATGTCGCGGGCCAGTTCTGGCGTTTTGGTGAAGCTGGATTGCTCGAACGCGGTGCATACGACCGCAACATGGGATTGCCGTGCCCTGCCAGCGTGTTCCAACAAGTTGGCTTCAAGGTTTTTTGTAACATCCGCATAGTATTTAACAAACTCATCGGAAGACTTGAAAAGCTTCACACCTTCCAATTGTGTCCCTGCGCCGGTCGTGACGACATCGACAACCAGGCTTGTGGTCTTGGCCGTGCCCGCTTTGTCCGAAGCCCGCAGGGTTTTAATGCCGGTATTTACGTTAGCCATTTGTGTGTAGTCCTCTTGGTTTGTTCTCAAGCGGTATTGCTTGATCACTCATCTAATATCGCATAGATCACACGTGCTGTCAAATCGCCTAGGTTTCAGGGCGTTACCTTATCAGGTGGCCCCCTACCCGTACATGCGTCACGGGGTACCCACCCCCACCCTCCCCCTTTATCCCAACCACCCATATTTATTCCACATTTCGGACGTATGGCCATACAACCCTACAAGTTAGCGAGGTTCGGACGTATGGCCCTACAACCCGACAAGTTAGCGAGGTTCGGACGTAACAACCCAGCGGCCCTGGAAATTCCATCACACAAACCGGATGTATGGCTGTACCTACGGTTGACTTACCCGTTCCTGCGCGCCATACCCTCGGGGCACAGGCGATTGAGATCGGACCATACCATTGCCAAAAGAACTCAGGTTTTCCAAGCGGACGACATGCTTCCTTGAGCCGGATGTTCATGAATGGTTCCAGCAGCACGCTGCCAGGACCGGCACCCCGACGAGTGCTTTGATCCGCAAGAGTATGCGGCTATTCAAACGTGCCATTGAACAGCAAGACAAACGAGAGGAGCAAGCCCGGTGATACGCCTCAAGCACCGCCACAACCAGCGCGACACCTATGGAATTATCGACTTCCACCTGCACAACCTCGACATGATCGACTGCGCGGGGCGGCTGGCCAGCAAGAACTATCCACTCGAGCCCATACCTGTGCCACACGGCGCGGAGTTCGTGGAGCAGTACGACCGGGAGGGCATCCAGGCGGTGATCCTGCGTGATACCCGGACACTCAGGTCCGGTGACGATCCGGCGACGGCACCGCTCGTGTGTGCGCTGTACGGGACGAACGAGCGGTCGGACTGGTGTACCAACCTCGACATCGTGCCTGCCAGGGGGGCGCGGTACTGGTGGCACCGGGGGTTCCTGCGCTACGCGGAGGCGGTGTATGACTTTGCCAGGGAGTTCAGCCCGAGGTTCGTGATCGGTCACAGCCTGGGCGGGGCGACGGCGCAGATACTCTCGGTGTCCATGCCCTACGCCAGTTGTTACGCCTACGGTGCGCCACGGGTGAGACTTGGCGGGGGTCATGTCGAGGGTGAGGGCCGGGTGGTGGTGCTCAACCGGCCCGATGACCGGGTGACCCGGATGCCGAGGTTCTTCCGGCATCTTGGGGTCGTGCTCGAAGCGCCGCACGAGCGGTCGCCATTCAAGGAAGACCATTCCATAAGTCGTTACAGGGACGGGCTGCGGGTGCACCGGGTGGAGCTGTCGCTCGACACGGCCACGGCGCAGTGAGCGGTGAACCACAAGAGAGAGAGAGGAAAGAAGAATGAGCACGCATCCACTGGCGGTATCGCAGACATTCGACGGGGAGCCGGTGACCAGCATGGTCATATTTCACTCGGTGAATGGCACGAGGCACTGCGATGATGGCTTCGGGGCGGCGTGGGCGTTCCGCAACTTCTGGCTGGAGACCATGCCTGCGCGGCACATCAAGCCTGAGTTCTTCCCGGCCAGCTACAGCATGGACCCACCTGCCATCTCCGAGATGGTACGGCGTGCGGCCGGGCGGCATGTCTACATGGTGGACTTCTCGCTCAAGCGGCATGACATGCTGCGGCTGGGTGCCAGCGCGCGGTCGCTGACGGTGCTCGACCATCATGCCAGTGCCGAGATTGGGCTGGACGGGCTGGCGGCTGAGATCAAGGCCGTGTGCACGGGCATGCAGGTGCACGTCGAGTTCGACATGGCGCGCTCGGGGGCGGTCATGACATGGGATTTCCTGCGTGGAGACGCGCGGCCTATACCTAACATGCTGGCCTACGTTCAGGACGGCGACCTGTGGCAGTGGAGGCTGCCGGAGAGCAGGCTCTACCAGATGGCGCTGCGGTCGTACCCTCAGACTTTCGACGGCTGGGACTTGGTGGTCGAGCTACCCACGGCCATGATGATCGACGAAGGCCGGTCGCTCAAACGGTGGTTCGACCAGCAGATCGGCTACATTACCTCGCAGATCATGATGATCCACGTCCCGCCGCTTGGGCCTATACCGGTGGTGAACGTGCCAAAAACCTTCGGGTCAGAAGCGTGCCACGAGATCATCATGCAGTGGGACGTGCCGGTGGCGGGGTACTATCAGGACTTAAACGGCATCCGCGAGTGGGAGCTGCGGTCGGACGGGACGGTCGATGTGTCTAAGATCGCCGTGCTTTATGGTGGCGGGGGGCACCCCACGGCCAGCGGGTTCAGGCAGAAGATACCCAGCGCGGTGCCGGTCGGGCCTAATGGCCAGACGCTGACGCTCAACACCTGATCAGGTGGCACACCACCTGCCCCTCAACAGGCTAATGCTTTTGGGGCAGGTGGCAGGAGTTTTACGGCCTCCGCCATCTTAGGCGAGCACTCAGGGTACGGTAACTGCGTGCAGGCTTCAGATTTCATAATGACGAGAAGGTTTTACCAATGGGCGGTCCCTATGACAAGACCACTTTTCTGATGGTCATGGCGCTATACACGGCGGCGATGCTTTTGGTCGTCGCCGCCGTTGGCGGGTTGCTCTACCTGCTGCTCATCGTTGGCGGGTTGCTCTACCTGCTGCTCATCTGAATGGGGGCTTATGCGGTCTTTCAGCATGGTCTGCTGTATGCCGCTTGAGAGGGTCTGGCCGAGGATATCATGCCCGCGCAGGATCAGCATGCAGGTGGCCGCGACGACTGCCCCCTCAAGGATGGCGAGCAGGTTGAACACAGGCTCATAGACCCCGCCATAGAGCATGCGTGCACCATGTTCGACTGCGCACGAAACGATGAAGACCACGAACATCCACAGGGTGTTGCACCACACGCCGACCGGGCGCTCCTGCATGATGAACAAGGTCAGGGTCAGCGGCGATCAGGTAGTTTCTGAATAGAGCTGCTCTTGAATGGTACAACCGGCGTGGCTGGCACGGTGCAGCCGCTGTAGTTGAGGTGGCCGGTGATCCAGAACGAGCCGGGAGGCAGCCGTTTATCATCCGGCATGGTGTACTCCCAATTGATGTCGAATGCCCCAGTATCAAAATTTCCCAGGATTTCATCGGAAAGCATTACGCGGTGGGTGATGTTCTTCGATGTCAATATCTGACCGAACACCACCGTGTTCACGTTGCCGCAGATCAGGTGCGCCACACCACGAAAATTCAAGATAAATTTTTCACCGCTGCGAACCAGCCCGTCTTCATCGACCAAGGAGACTGCAATGGTGATGGGTGACTGCCGATCAAAGCCGGGTTCGATCAGACCGGTCTTGGCCATCTGGATGCCAGTGATCCCGCTGATACTGAGCACAGCAGCCCATGAACCGAGTTTGATGAACCAATCAGTTATCACTGTCCGACCTCTGACAAACGTCTTTCGAGAATACGGCGCTGCTGGTACAGCTTAGTAAGGTAGTCGCGTTCTTCGATGGTGAGGTCATCGCTCCTGGCTTCAAGCCCACGTATCGCACTCGTGAGTTCGATCACCTTGTCAGTCAGCATGTCAACAGTCAGCGACACGACGTTACTACGGTTCTGGTCGATTAGAAGTTCTATCTGCACCAGCCGCAGGGCTTGGCCGTAACCAAACGCTATGGCCGATGCCATAATGCCACCAACGGCCAGCATGGTGGGTATGTTCGATTTGACCCAGCCCCATGTTGATTGGTCGTCAGAATTAGTTGCCATCGAAAGTACGGTTTATTTGCTGGCTGTAGCGCTTGACGCTGGCAATACGCTCGTTCCGAGATGTCGGATCACCGTCTATTTTCATGGTGCCCATGAAGCCGGTTGTCACGCCATTCCTCTGGATCGGACAGATCGTGATCAACCGAAATTTACCCTCCCAGTCAGCTATACCGAGGTCATGTCCGCCGTTGGTGTAACTGGCACTCGAACATTCACCAGCTATCGTGTTGGCCATGTGGCGCAGAGCGACGAACGGGATGTTCTGCCTATTGGCGATAGGGTTCAATATACCCTCGTTGGCCCAAAAATAGACAGCGCTGGTGTAAGGTATCCGGTCGCCAACCGACCTGTCGGACCATTTGTACGGCGAGTTGTGGATGAGGAACACGAAGAATGTGTCGATGGGCTCCGCCCGATCCAACGCCTCAGCGACCCGCTGAAGTTCTGTGGTCAGCTCTTGTGCCTGCACAAGGTTGATTGCCGATTTATGAACATCAAGCACCATGTATGTATTGAGCGATAGCAGACCGACGATCAGTGTAATCACAACCGTAAAAACATGCCGCCTTAAGTATGAATACATACCGTGTCTCCGCAGTGTAAAAAAAAAATGACCGGCAATGCCGGATGCATTGCCGGTCAAACACTGAGAACAACAGGCTAGGTAGCACCTGCTAGCGATGACTTACACACAATGAACGAGTGTAGACTATCCACACCCATCATAGGCTGCTTAATAGATGTGCGTGGGCTGGCTGTCGAGCCAGTCTTGTGCTTTCGACGGCTGCGGCTCAGATGAGGCGTCCATATAGGCACCTTCATACCCTTGCTCGACACCGTGTTTCAGGTGCAGGACTACCAGTTGGCAGATTGGCATCCCGGCTGGCAGCACGTATTCCCGCCGATAGCAGACAATCTCCAGGGTCACCCACCCTCTCCACCCAGGCTCAATGACCGTGTTCATGACGCCGATACCGGCGCGAGCCAGCGACGATTTGTCCTTGATAAAACCGATACAGGACCGTGGCATCGTCACCCGCTCCAGGGTGATCCCCAGGCCGAATGGCACATATGCGTAGGCTTGGTCGGGGTCGTTGCGGCGGATATGCACGTCGCGGCCAAGCCGCAGATCGTAACCCGCGTAGGACTTGCCATAGGTCAGGCCGCTCTTGTGCACGGTACGCTCGCCCCAGGGGTCCACGATCCCGTTGCGGATGACTTCTACACCGGTCAGCACTGTCATGGCTGGAACACTGTCGTCTCGATGATGGCCACCTCGTCCGCCACCTGATCAGGTGGCGGGGCCGGTAGCGTGATGATCAGGTCGGCGGTGCAGCCCGAGTATCCGGCCTTGTCAATGTAGTGGTCGAGCACTTCGGGGCTTGAAGCGATGCGACTTGTTTTGACGAAATCCATCAACATGCCGATGTCGTGAGCCGTCAGTCCAATTGGGCGGCCTCCTGCCTTGGCGTAGACGTTCCACAGACCGGCAATTGTCCCGAAGTTGTCCTCAGTCGTGCCGTAGGCTTTGCGGCGGTCTTTGAGGATCGCACAGGCAGCATTGAATATGACTTCCTCGCGTCCTCCTGGCGCTACGCCTGACTGTCGGTTGGCGAACTGCCGGATCGCGTCTCTCATTTTATCAGTAGGGTCCATCAGGGTGTCCTATGTCCAAGCCAGGGAAGGTGGTATTCTCGTCGGGTGGGCTTTGCGCCGTTCGAGCCTTTTCATGACACGGGTGACGAGGTTGCCCTGGCCTCCCATGATCGCGTAGCCCGTCGCATCGACAACATCAGACCAAGGGTGTTTCTTGTCCGGTACGTCGTCGATTTGACCGGTTTTCTTGCGCCGGTATTTGTATTGATGGGCCATGGACGCGGCCAGCACCGTGCACGACGGGTCAAGAATGAAACCCGGCTGGCCGCGCAGGGTGCGCACGAGCTGGTGTTCGACCGCGTACAGGCGTGGGGCCAGATCGTTGGTCGGCCCTGGTACACCGACCATGCCGTTGCTTTCGATGATGCTCTTGGCGTCGTGTTCGGTGTATTGGCCCTTACTCGATCCCGAGGGGTCGAACACCACGCAGTGTTTCAGCCCGGCGAACCGCTCATGGTGCAGCATTGGCACAAGCTTCTCTTTGCAGAACACGTCCAGCCCCATACCCTCGCTGGTCAACTCGGCCAGCACCGCGAACTGGCTGTTCCAGCGGAACTGGCTCAACACCGCGCAGGGGGTTCGGCCAAGGTCGAGACCGACCACCAGGATGTTCTGCGGATGGACTTCAAGCGGGCCTTCGGAGACGTGGTAGTCCATTGAGAATGACCGGGCGAAGACTGCCTGCCCTGACAGATCATCGCCGTACTCACCATCGACGTGGACCTTCACCCAATCGTCCGAGTGGCCCTCGCACAGGCGTTCATAGTAATCTGCTGGCAGGTTGGCGGTGTTCTCTGCGTCCACCGCCCGGCCGGAAGGCTGCTTGAAGAAATCCCAGCTCTTGGGACGGTTGATGATTAGGTGTTCATACCAGGGCGTGCCCTTGGCGAACGGGTTGCTCTCACCGAAGATACCGTGCCAAGTCGGGCCACCCATGCTGGCGGATGGAAAGCGCCCAACACGGCCCATGAGCGCTGAAATGACCTCGTAGTCCAGTTCCCTGAACTCCATCGGCCACGCCCATGTCAGTTGCAATGACAGCAACCGGCGCTGGTCTTCCGCCGTCTCAAGCGGCAGGAGGATGATATCCAGCTCGACATCGTTGAACCGGACGTAGATCGTCTGGTCGCTGACCTTGTAGTGGCTGATCGCCCTGAACTGCTGCATCCAGTCCGACACGAACGTCATGCGCAACTGGCTAAGTGTGTTCCTGACCACCACCATGCGCGACCGGCGCACACCGTCTGGCCCTGGCTTCTGCTCGCAGGCCCGGATGATGCACTCCATCAGGTAGGCGTGGGTCTTACCCGATCCATAAGGCCCGATTGTGAACCTTGCGAAGGCGTTGGAGAGGTGGAAGTGGCGAAGGGTCTTGGTCGGCGTGTAAACTAGGCTCATGCAGCCTCGCCCTCGATCACCGGGTGCCGGATTGTGGGTGTGACATCTATCTCTTTGTCACGCCCTCCGCCCATGTTGATGGTGATCGAGAACTGGCTGCCGTTGACCTTACCGTTTTCATTTGGGGTGTCGGTTCCGGCCAGCTTGTGCATCAGCTTCATGGCTTCGAGCCTGACGCTTGGCGTGATGTCGGCGCTGACCGCGATATGGTGCAGGTCGCACACCGTGTCCTCGGCGGCGATGCTGGCCTTCAACTGGATGCGCTTGCGGGCGTTGGTGGAGCCACGGAACTCTTGGAGTTTTTCCTTGAGCAGGTTCTTGAACAGCTCCGACACACGCAGCCGTTCCCACTGCTCGCGGGTAACACCAAATCTTGCCAGGATGTTTTCGCGGGTATCAAGTTGCGCCGCCAGCTCGGCAGCGAGTTGCGATGATACATCCCAAATCGTCAGAGGTATGTCACTTGTGATGATCTGATCGTTAGGGTCCAACAGGGTTGGGTGCCTGATCATTTGTAAATCCAGAGGTATGGTCGTTTCCGGTCGGTGCCGTCCATATCATCCAGATGGATGAATGTCTCGGCTATGCCGATACCTGTGAAACCAATACGGTGCGCCCAATGGATCAGTCGGGTACGTCGTTCAGGGATGACGACGATATCGGCGGCGCGGCCAAGTATATGCGCTGATTTTGGTGACCCCCCTACCGCCTTATTGTGATAAGGCGTGCGATACCCGCTGGTCACGGCTATAGGGAAACCGAAGCGTTCCCGCAGATTGTCAAGGCGATACATGAAATCTTCATTCATCTTGGTTTCGCCGGTATCGGGGGATTGCAACTCGTGAGGGGTAAAAAACTCGAATGGCCAGTCAGGAGATGTCATGCCTATTCCACATACACAGCTAGATGAGGTCGCTGCTGATAGCATCACGGCCACCGATACAGCAATCCTCGACAGTATAGACCGGTCTGACGCACGGCAAGCCACGGTTAAATCACTGTTGGCTGCGGGCATCAGTCTGGCAGAGCTGCGTACAACTCCAAGTGGTGCATTGCTGGTACCACTTCTGTTGGCCAATGGTGACGGCACGTTGACTATCTACCATGCGACCTTGGCATCATTAGTGTCTGGTCTGGCGGTGGCGACAACTACCAACAACGGCATCATGACTGCCGAGGACAAGACCATCATCGATCAGAACGCATTTGAAAGCCGGTTCATTGATGGGGGGCGTGCCGACAGTATCTACCTCGAAACACAGAATGTTGATGGCGGCGGTGCGCTGTCTGTAGGAGACGACGACGATGGCTGATCAAATCCAGATGAGGCGTGACAGCCGGTCGAACTGGCTGGCCGAAGACCCGGTTCTCGCCAACGGCGAACCCACATGGGATGTGGTGAACAAGCTCATCAAGGTTGGTGACGGCCAGACAGCGTGGTCGGACCTGCCCTACCATACGCAGCCATGGACAGGTTTCCAGGGCGTCCTGGCGATTGATGAAAGTGACTTCACCGCAGGCACGAGCGACACCTACGAATGGGGTGCTACCTCACCTATGCTGGTGATCGTCGGCGCTACGATGACCAAGGATTTGATCTTCGCGCTCGATGCTCTCGATACTGAGTTGTTCGGCAACCAGACCGTGACCGTCGTCAGGCATGACAGCACGTCGTTTGACCTGACGGTGACTGGTGTCGGTGTCGGCGGAGGCGATACGGTCGTTCTCGACGCTGAGTTTGACAGCGCCACCTTCCGGTTCAATGGCAGTGACTGGCTGACGGTTAACATCTCCAAACAGACGGCTGCGGCAGCGGCCACTGGCAAGGTGATGTCCAGCCGCAATTCCGGCAATCCGGTAACCAGCGGGATCACACTTTCGGCGTCAGATTTTTCGACCTTGATCCAGGCTAACCTTAATGCTGACGCGACGTTCACCCTCCCGACCGCAGTGGTGACTGCAACCACGGACATCGAAGAAATCCAGATCACCAACCTACCCGGCTCCAGTGGTGCCATGGCGCTGCGGTCGGACGGCTCCGGTTCAGGTGAAATCGCCTACGGCACTATCGTTGACGCCCGGCGCTCCTATCAGGGTGAAGGTGCCACCACGACGACCACGGCCACTGTGTCGGTCGATGCGACGGTCGCTGGCGGCGACAACTACCTGCTGGTCGGCATCATGTACCAAGCCAATGCAATATCATCCAAATCGTTCAGTGGGACGTTTGATGGTAACGCCATGAGCGCGGTGCTGGCTCCAACCTCTGAGGAAGAACAATACCTGCCGGGTGTTGCGATCCTCGGCATCGCCAGTCCAACGCAAGGCACTGCTGACCTCGTGATCAATTTTGGTGCCGCGATCCGGTCTTATGGCATCGTTGCCATTCCGATGTCGGGCGTGGATAGCGTCGAGAATGCAACCGGCAGCCGGTCGAACAACCAGTCGAGCTACAATCTTGCGCTGACGGCTGCGGATGTGGATCGAGTGCTGTTTGCCTTTACCGGCCAGCAGGGGTTTGCAGCGCAGGATACCGGTGGCGGCATCACGTTCAACCCTGGCACCGAGTTGATCCAGAACGCCAGTGGCACCAACAATACATCCTCCGATATGTCCTACGCAGCCGGTCGCGTGAGCAACCCGACTGCCGGGGTCAACAATATCCTGTTGGATTACCAGGGTATCTCGGATGGTGTCGGTTACGGCGGTGTTTCCGTGGTGCCGATTGCCGGTAGCGGGGCCGTTACCTTCATGCCTAATTCTGTGCCAACCGATCTTGCACCGGGTGAGACTTATGTTTTGCAGGTCCAAGGTGATACCGGATACGTCCTAGTCGGCGGTGATGCTATCGGTTGATCGAAGGGAATTTACGATGGTCCTCTTGGGTACTCTGATCGAAGGTCGCCGTGCCACCTTATCAGGTGGCGGCGGTGGCGGTGGCACACCGACTATACCCGGTACAGGCACGCCCGGTGTGTGGGTACCCACGTCGTTCAATACTGAACCGGAAGGCCGTACGTGGACCATAGTCTATGGTGATGCGACCGGTGGCCTGACGCAGAACTTCATCGATAGTCAGCGCAACAAATTGACCAATGGCACCTATCCATATCGGTCATATTCGGTCACTGAGTATGACGGGTTCGAGATGCTGGTGAACGATGTCAAACAAGGCCAGATCGTGCCGCCTATCCAGTTCTCAGACACTGAACTGAACCTGGACGCCACGGCTCACCGCTATTGGTGGATGCGCTACCACCTCGTCATGACCGCCTACATCGGGCTGAACGGCAAGTTTCATCAGTTGATGCTCGGTCGCGGCTATTGGGGCGATAATTACGCTCGACCGGCAGGCAGTTATTGGGGCACCGACGCGGTGTTTCTCTGCGGCATGCACCCAAAGCGCAACGGCAATGCGAAGAATTTCTACCGGGGGTTTGCGTCGTACCGTGGGCAGGACAGTTCGTTCGGTGATGTTTTCGGGATTAACTCATCCCCTGACTTTCCTCTCAATCGTATCGTCACTATTGATCAGATCATCGACCTCGGCACCGGGTCGAACGATGGGGGACATCGGGTTTATCTCGACGGCATCCCTCATGGCGAGATCGCTAATATCGAGCCAAAGTTGACAGGCCCAAGTGGGACGCTCAACAAGGTGTGGTTTCGCTTGCGGGATATGAATGGAGGCACGGTCGAGAACTACCCTGCCCCTCGCCCATACAAGCTCTACACTGGCGGTTTATTCATAGGGTATGCAGGCTGATGGCTTTACGATTTCAAGTCCGTGGCGGCACTGAAGCTGAGTGGGTTGATGCCAATCCGACGCTTGCCGAGCGCGAAATTGCACTATCGACTGATGTCAACGCACTCAAGGTAGGTGACGGTTCAACCGCCTGGAACGACCTGCCCTACTTCTCGACCGCCAATGAGACGCTGACCCAGGCCGCGTACGATGCGTTGACGCCTGTCAACGGCAAGTATTACCGGATCGAGAACACCCCCGGCATTTTCGTCAAGCACTACATGGGTGATCAGGAGATCGTGGCTGGAACGGCAGGTGCTGACGGTGCTGATGGCGCTGACGGTGACACTGGCCCTGCTGGCCCTGCTGGCCCTACGGGTCCGACTGGTCCGACCGGTCCTGCGGGTGCTGACGGTGCTGACGGTGATGATGGTGCCACCGGCCCTGCTGGCCCTGCTGGCCCAACCGGCCCAACCGGTCCTGACGGTGCCGACAGCATGGTTGCTGGCCCTGCTGGCCCTGCTGGCCCTGCTGGCCCTGCTGGCCCTGCTGGCCCTACGGGTCCGACTGGTCCGACCGGTCCTGCGGGTGCTGACGGTGCCACCGGCCCTGCTGGCCCTGCTGGCCCAACCGGCCCAACCGGTCCTACTGGTCCCAACGCACCGCTAAGCATATCCGGCACCCCGGTGAACAATCAGGTTGCGGTCTGGACCGACGCCGACACGCTCGAAGGCGATGATGCCCTTCAGCTTGACGCCAACAATGTTACGATCACTCAAGGCTTCCGCAAGAAAGCGCAGGTCAAGTCAGCCAACTACACACTGGCCGCAGCCGATGCCGGCACCACGATTATCTGCACGGCTGCACTGACTTTGACCTTTCCGGCGACCGGCACGCTGGGTGACGGCTCCAACACCACTATTATCGCTGATGGCGGCGGCGTGACGGTTGACGGCCCAGGCGGTACCAATGCCACTATTGCCGATGGTGAGGCTGGTTCAGTGATAGAGGCCAACTCCAAGCAGTATTGTCAGACCGCCAGCGCCACCAGTTATGTGACGATTTCCTGATGGTGATTGCGATCAGTCGGCTGGCAGCGGCCACGACCGAGGTCAATGGGGTGGGCAGTATCACCACGGCGGCGTTCTCTCCGAGTGACGACGCGCTGCTGATGGTCATGATCGGCTACCGTGATGGATCGACGATTGACGACGATCACACCATATCAGCCGACACAGTGGCCAACAACGGCGCGTGGACGGCCTACAATGGCTCCAATACCGGTTCTGGCCCTTCGAGATCGGTCAAGGTATTTACGTCGCAGATTACCGGGTCACCGGGCACTGACGTGACGGTCACCATTGACTTCGATGCCGAGAGCATTTCTGAGGGCCGGGTCGAGGTGGTCGAGGTGACCGGCCACGATGTGACGACGCCTATTGTTCAGACCAAGAACGCCACACAGACTGGCAGCAGCACGGCGGCTGTCAGCTTCGATGCTGGCGTGACGGCAGGTAATGCTGTGATCGGGTTTCTGATCAATGGGGGCAATGGGCCGATTAACGCTGGTACTGATTTTACCGAGCTGTTTGAAAGCATTGCGGTTGGCTCGAATGACTACGTCCAGGCGCAGTACGATTTGTCACCTGCCGACGATACCGTTGATTGGGACCAGATCGATGCGAACCAAACATCGATCATGATTTTAGAAGTTGCACTGGCATCTACGGCAAACCCAGGTGGGTTGGTTGCCACGTTGATGGGAGCTTAAAATGGCGTTTGATTTGGTGGCCACTGACGCCAGGGCGCAGATCGGTGCTGAGCCTCAGCAGGCTCCACCCGAGAGCATACCCAAACTCGCACGCAACGAATTCATGGGGTTCATCCGCCAGCAGTTTTCAGAGATGAAGCGGTTTCGCAATGGCAGGCTCAAGTTCGATGACCGCATCGCCTACTGTCTCCGTGCGCGTGAGGGGCGCTACGACAGCCAGACGCTCGCGGCCATCCGTGAGTTCAAGGGGTCGGAAATCTTCGCCCGGTTGACATCGAACAAATGCCGTGGCGCTGCCGCGATGCTTCGTGAACTATTCGTGAGCAATGAGCGGCCATGGTCACTCGAACCGACACCGGTTCCGTCAAACTTCAACGATATGATCGGGGAAGCCAAAAAACTCGTGATCATGGAAGCCCAGGCTGCGATACAGCAAGGTTTCCCGGTTGATGAAGGTATGGTCGCCATGCGCATGGACACCATGTACGAGGCGGTGGCCAAGGCATCCCGCACTGAAGCGCGTGAGAAGACCAACACCGCCGCCAAATACGTGGACGACATGCTGGTCGAAGGCGGCTTCTACCGGGCACTCGACGTGTTCCTCGAAGACTTCGTGACATTCCCGATTGCCGTCATCAAAGGCCCGGTGGTGCGCATGGAGCGCGATGTCCGGTGGGTCAAAGGTAGAGCAGTCACCCAGGTCATACCCAAAATGACATGGGAGTGCATCCGACCCCATAGGCTATGGTGGACCCCCGGCGCGTTCGATGTAAATCGCTCGGACTTCTGCGAGATCGTGCCAATGCTGCGGTCTGACTTGCAGGCGCTCATAGGCGTGCCAGGGTTTGATGAAGTGGCCATCAGGAACGCCATTGTCGATCACGCCCAAGGGCATCGCGAGTACCATCTGGAAGACACTGATATCAGTGAGCTGGAAGGTCGGCACGATAGCCTCGGTGGTGGTTATGAGTTCATCGACATGGTTGAATTCAATGGCCGTGTGCATGGGCGTGATCTTGAGATTATGGGCATTGAAGTTGAAGACCCTGATCTCGACTATCTCTGTCGCTCGTGGATGGTCGGTAATCACCTGCTCAAGGTTCAGGTCGATCCTGACCCCCGTCAGCGCATGCCCTACTACATCACTAGCTACGAGCCGACCCCAGGCTCCATGGTGGGTGTTGCGCTACCTGAACTCATGGGTGACCTACAGCAGGCTCAGAACGCCACTCTGCGCTCGCTGGTGAACAATATGAGCATCGCCAGCGGACCACAGGTCGCGGTTAACCAGGAGGCGCTGGCGGACCCGGAGGACGCGCACACGCTCTATCCATGGAAGCGCTGGATTGTCGATATGGACCCGACGCTGATCGGCACGCAGAATTACCGGCCGATTGACTTTTTCCAGCCACAGAGCAACGTGCAAGACCTTTTGTTCGCGTTCAGCTCATTGTCGAATATCGCGGACGAGGTGACAGCGGTCCCGCGTTACCTATCGGGCAACCAGAACGTCGGTGGTGCTGCGCGTACAGCTTCCGGCCTCTCGATGCTCATGGGTAACGCAACCCGCACCATGAAGTCAGTCGCCAGCCGCATCGATCACGACATCATCGAACCGTTGATCCGCAAAACCTACGACATGGTTATGCTCTCGACCGAAGCCGATTTTCTGCAAGGTGACGACGAGATCGTGGTACGCGGCGCGACCAGGGCCGAGCAGCTTGAGCGCGATAAAATGCGCATGCTCGAATTGCTTCAGATCACCGGCAACCCAATCGATCAGGCCATCATGGGCGTCGATGGGCGCGCCTCTGCTATTCGTGAGATTTCCCGCCACATGGGTATCAAGCACGAAGATACTTTGCCGACACCCCAGGAGGTCAAGCAGCGCCTCGAAATGCTCCAGGGCAACATGGGTGCACAGAACGGGCGACCGGCAGAGAAACCCGCCGACAACCGGGTAAACGCCAACCAAGACAACCGGCAAAGGACGAACATATGAAGACCCCCGCCAAGAAAGAACGAGTGATCCGCGATCCGCTTCACACCATGGATCGACCGAGTGAACGAAAGACCGACTATTGGGACCGGCAACAGCGTTGGTTTGGCAAGGGGAAGAACCCGACCAACCCCATGAACGCCACGGGTGAAAGCGCGACCATGGTTCGTGTCACTTAAGCCCAATGCCGGTGCAGCGGAGTTCCTGCGGCTCGTTGAGAACCACAGGAACTTCGCTCAGTTTCGAGACTGGCTGACCACAGAGCACGCGAGGAAAGTTGCAGCTCTGACCGCCCGCGATGTGCAGCTTCCCGATTGGGAAAGGGGCTACGCACGCTGCCTTAGCGATCTGATAGAAACCATGAACAAGCCAAGAGGAAATTGATGGCCCTTCCCAAAGACATCCGAGACAGTATCGACCGTGGTGAAAAAGCCCAACGCGCATTGCGCGGGGAGACTGATCCAGCGGCGAAACAGCCGGAACCAGAGGATACGGCTAAGCCCGCCCCCGCCAATAACGATGACAAACCCGCCGACAATCAGCCGCCACCTGATAAGGTGGTACCCAAAGCAGATACGCCTCCGATACCAGACCCGGAACCTGATCCATGGGAACAGCGCTTCCGCACGCTGCAAGGCAAATACAATACCGAGATGCAGCGCGAGCGTGATGCACGCCAGGAACTTGAACAAAAGGTCAAGGAACTCAGGGAAAAAGCACCAGCGCCTGCGGCCATCGCCACCCCTGAACAGGTCGAAGAATTTGGCCCCGAGTTGATCGGGTTGATCGAACGTATGGCGACCGCCAAGGCCACAGAGCAGACTGCGGCCTTACAGGCTGAAGTCGAACGACTTAAGACCAGCCAGCAAAAAGTATCCGGCGATGTCTCGAACCTTCGTGCCAATGATGTGCAAGGACACTTGCGTCAGCGCTTCCCTGATTGGGCCAAACAGAATGGCGACCCCAAGTTCCATAAATGGCTCGATGTTCGTGACCCAATATCTGGCCACCACCGGCAGGATTTACTTGACCACGCCGTCACGAATGGTGATGTAAGTCGAACGATTGCCATCTTTGATGCCTTTCGCAGGGAAACAGGTTGGACTGCCAGCACTGAGCCAGAGCCAAAACCCAAGCTGGATACTTTGGCCGCTCCACCAAATGCTGGACGCACTGCCCCTCACACCGATCCGACCGAGCCTAAGCCAGTCGAAATGTTGTCCAGGTCCAGAATACGCGAGTTCAATCGCCAACTGGCCAATGGTCAACTCAAGCGCGGTGGTATGTCGGACAAGGAAATCTCCGATCATCTGAAACAAATTGATGTTGCCGTCAAAGAGGGCCGCATCACCGACTAACCTGTGAGGAATAGATATGGCCTTTGCACTAGGCACCCCGCATCCGTCTGGTTCCAGCACCAGTTCACCCGCCCTGTCTGGCACCTTTATCCCCGAAGTATGGAGCGGTAAGCTCCTGCACAAGTTCTATGCTTCGACCGTCTTGGCCGCGATTTCCAACACCGACTACGAGGGTGAAATTCGCAACCAGGGCGACAAGGTCAAAATCCGTCAGGTGCCGACCGTCACCATCAATAACTACAGCGCTGAGCAGACCCTGGCGTTCCAGCGTCCTGGTATCGCAGTGGTCGAGCTGGACATCGACAAGGGCAAATACTTCAACTGCATCTTGGACGATGTGCTGGCACAGCAGTCCGATATCGAGCTGTTGGACCTGTGGGCCGAAGACGCTGCCGAGCAAATGAAGATCAGCATCGACACGCAGGTGTTGGCTGCTCTCCCTGCCACCGTCAGTGCCGACAACTCCGGCACCACTGCCGGTGTCATCTCCGGTGACATCGATCTCGGTGCCGTGGATAGTTCGGTTGAACTGGTCGGTCGCAACGGGGCTGCCGGTGAAACCGAAATCCTCGACTTGATCGTGGATATGGGCCAGACGCTCGATGAGCAGAACGTCCCTGAAACTGGTCGATGGATCGTCCTCCCGGCATGGGCTGCGTCCATGATCCAGAAGTCCGATTTGCGGCAGGCCGACATTTCGGGTGATGACGTTTCCATCCTCCGCAACGGTCGCCTGGGCATGATCGACCGCTTCACGATCTACCGCTCGAACCTGCTGGCAACTGCCGCCAACGACAGCGGCGGCGACGGCACCTACTTCCTGGCCGGTCACTCTGTGGGCTTCACTTTTGCCAGCCAGTTGGCCGAGATGGAAACCTTGCGGATGGAAAGCACGTTCGGTAACGTGGTCCGTGGTCTTCAGGTATATGGATACAAAACCACCGATGGCAAAGCGCTTGCCACGGCATTTGCCCGTAAGTCTGAAGTCTAAGAAAGTCCCGAGCTTGTTGCCGTCACCTTATCAGGTGGCGGCAACGGCATTCATAAGAGGTTATCATGGCACTACGGCTGCGTCGTATCCACGACGGTGTAATGTTTGGCTACAATGCTTATTTGGCGGCTGAGCCTTTGATGGAGCTTATCAGTTGCAAGATCGGCAAGGCCAAAGATGGTACCCCTAAATATTCCGCTGTCAGAGTGTTGTCCAAAGACAAACTCCCGACGAAGCGTTCCGAGGTCATTGAGATCGACAACTCATCGCCCCGTCCCACACGCAAGCGCCGTCAGGTCGTTACCATTGAGGCTGACCCCGACGATCTCGATGATGATGATGATGATGATGATGATGATGATGATGATGATGACGATGGCGACGATCCCAACCCGGAGATTGCTGCCCTGGCAAAGGGCAAATCTCCTGCGGCTGTGCTGAAGACCAAGAACCCCGGCGCATAAAATGGATATAGCGAGCCTCATCAGACAGGTTCGGGATATCCTTCAAGACGCCGACAGCAGCAACTATCGGTACTCCGATCAGAGTTTGCTGGACCGCGTCAACCAAGGCATCCGCGAAGCGTACAGGCTACGGCCTGACGCCTTTGTGGGGCTGTACGACCAACCTCTCCCGACATATACCGAAGCTGATATCACCAACGCCACCGAGCTGAGCATGGCCAACGTGGTCCAGGTGAGCCTCGAATACTATGTGGCTGGAACGGCCGAGCTGCGTGACGACGAGTACGTCACCGATGGCCGCGCCGCGCAACTCATCTCAGACTTCCGCAGACAGCTTCGTGGGGCTTGATAGATGGCTGAACCCTTTGGCGGCACGCTAACCACTCCACAGCCATGGCTCGACCTCGTCCTGCCAATGTTACCCGGTGCGGTGCCGGAAGCGGTGCGATCACGGTTGCTGACATGCCTGCGTGAGTTCTGCACGGAAGGGCTTGGGTATGTCTCCACCATAGACACGGTGAACTTCGTTGCTGGCACCGATACCTATCCAATTTCATCCGGTGTCGCCAACACGGACATCGTGACCGTGCTTGAGTTGTTGATCGGCGGTCAGCCGTATCGACCGACCACACGCCAACAGATGCTCAACCTGCGCAACAGGTTCGATCAGCCAATCGGCTTTTCCTATGAGTTCACGCAGATACAACCCGGTGTCATCCAGTTCAACAAGGTGCTGACGGAGGATGCGACCGGCTCAGTCTACGTCGCGCTGGTGCCAAAAACCCTTCTGGTGCCGGATTGGTTCATCTCTCGATATGGTCACATCATCGCTGAAGGTTGTGCTGGCAAGATGATGCAGCAGACCAAGATGCCGTGGGCTGACCCGAAAGAGGGACTGAAACTTGAGCGCCGGTTCTACAAACGAGCAAGACGATCAAAAACGGAAGCCAGCCACGGCTTCATGAAAGTCAACACTGCATGGGCATTTCCCAGGTTTGGGGTCTGACCATGGCAGTTGATTTCGACTACACACCAGACGTTGATACCATACGGGTTAAAATTGATGCGCTCCTTGACGTTTCCACATTCAATGTCGTCAAGACGCTTCAGTCCTATAACCTTGCCGTCCGGTTCGTAGACGAAGACGGGCGACCTATCAATGCGTCGTCCGTCACTATTTTACGCTACTCAGCCACGATGGCTGCGTCCCGGCCACTTAGAGACACCCAAGATTACAGTTTGTGGACAATGGGTTTGTTCGGTGGCAGCGCGGATGAAGCGGATAGCCTGCGCCTGCGTGCGATTGCCACCAACGGTCTTATCCAAGACTTCGAGCTGGCCATATTCATCACCAACGAAGGTGCAGGTGACAATGATGGAACAGCCTTGTGTGTTTCGGTCGGCGGTGTGCAGACGACGCTACAAGTCAGTTTTCAGGGCATACCGGTAGCGGTTGGAGTATCATAGATGGCTGAACAACTGTTCACGAACAATGCGTCTTCGACGCTCCTAAATTCGATCACCACCGTCAGCGCAACCTTGACCGTCGCGTCAGGTGAAGGCTCGCTTTATCCGGCTCCTGTCGATACTGAATTTTTTCTGGTCAGCATCACTTCAGTTGCTGGCGACAATGAAATCATGCGGTGCACAAGCCGCTCGGGTGATGTGCTGACGGTTCAGCGCGGTCGCGAAGGGACAGCCATTCAGGCGTTCGATGCGGGTAGCCGCGTCGAGGTTCGCGTGACTGCCGGTACACTCGACATGTTCCTACAGAAGGGCGGCGGCACGATGACTGGCCCCCTCGACATGGGCAACCAGGATATCGACAACCTGTCTGGTATCACCGGTGAAACCCGATACGAAGTCCTCTATGGCGGCAAACTCCAAGGCGCTGACAAAGGCACTGAGAACGAAGTCTTCATCCCCGAGGAAGGCGGCAGACCGACACTCGGTGGGTCTATCATCCTGACTGCTGCTCTGCTGCGTGGCGTGATCTTTCCATACAATGGGATATCGAGCGCGATCCCCGAACCATTCATTCTGTGTGATGGCGAGAACGGTACCCCGGATTTGCGGGATAGGTTCATCGTCGGCGCGGGTAGCGACTTTGAATATCCCAATATCGGTGGTGGTGCGGTGGCGACCGGATCGGCCGGTGCACACAGCCACGGCGGCGCTACGGCAGCGCATGCCCTCACCATTGCCCAGCTACCTGCCCACGGTCACCCAAGCCGCGTCACTGCCGCCATCGCAAACACTGCCAGTTCTATGCTGAGCGGTGGGTTCCTGCTGAACAGCGATAACGACACCAACTACCCGGCACACACGAGTGCCACGCCGGATGCGACTGCCGGTAATCAGATCGGGCAAATCGGCGGCGGTGGTGGACATACCCATGTGATCGCAGAACAGGCTGCCCACACCCATACCATTGACGTGAAGCCAAAATACTTCGCTTTGGCGTATGTGATGTTTGATCCAAACATTCCGTAGACTATTCGCTAAGCGGGATGCTACCGTTTGACCGTTGCAACAATGGAGATAGTCTATGGCCCAAGTCACCAAGCTCACCATCCAGGGTGCCACCAACACCCAGGTCACCAAGCCGGGCAGTTCACCCGTCACGGCTAAGGTCACGTCTATGCCGGGTCCGCGCGAGCAGTCCCAGCCCGACAACCGCAGCTCGTAATTTTAGAGGGGGGCCACCTGATCAGGTGACCCCCTAGGAACCAACCATGGTCGCACTGCGGATCGACCGGTTCGCTGGCATGGCTCCCAGGGTCAGCGACCGCCTCAAAGACCAGAGCCAAGCAGCTTTCGCTGCCAATGCCAAGGTGCTGACGGGATCACTCGTCGGCTTCAATGCACTGCGCTACGACCAGAAGCTCACCGGCACGGTGAACTACGTCTACCCGATCCACAAGGACGATGGCAGCGTCGTCTACATCAGCAGCTCCGACCGTAACGCGCGTGTCCTGCCAGCCCCCGTGGTCAACGACAGCTTCGACCGGTACTATATCAGCGAGGACGGTGAAGACCCCAAATACCTCGACTTTGCCGGGATTGAAGCCGAAGACCCCTATTGGAAACTTGGCGTCCCACGCCCCTCATCCGCCCCTGGACTGACTTCAACGGGCGGTTCCGGCACTGATGTCACCAGGGCCTACATCTACACCCACGTCACGTCTTATGGCGAGGAAGGGGCACCGTCACCGCCTGTGATCCTCGTCGGCAAGGATGACGACACCTGGACGCTCACAGCACTCCCGGCGACCAACCCTGATGCCAACCGCGATATCACCGCGATCCGCATCTACCGCACCGTGGTATCCGACAGCGGCGTGGCATCATTCTTCTTTGTTGCCGAACAAGTTGTGGGCTTGACCACATACGCTGACAGCGCGCTTGAGACTGAAATCGCCTTCAACAACACCCTGTTGACCGACACCTTCGACACACCCCCGGCCGAGCTACAGGGGCTGTGTGTTCATAGCTCCGGGTTCTTCGCTGGGTTTGTCGGTAAGTCGGTCTATTTTAGCGAACCGTTTCTGCCACATGCGTGGCCTCCTGAATATGTGCTGACGGTCGATGATGACATCGTAGGCATCGCGGCTATCGAGGATCAGATCGTCGTGCTGACCGACCGGCATCCGGTCGTCCTCGCGGGCATCGTGCCAGGGTCATTGCAGAAAATTAAACTCCCAAATGCCGAGCCTTGTGTCAGCCAGGCGAGCATCGTTGTTGATGTCGGCAGGTTGCTTTATGTCAGCCTCAACGGGTTGATGGAAATCATCGGCACTACCCTTCGCAGCGTCACCGAAACCTTGGTTGATCCGGCTGTCTGGCGTGTCGAGTACGCATCCGAAGACATTCTGGCTGGCCGGTACGCCGACTATTATCTGGCCTTTAACAGCCCATCGGGCGGGTATGCACTTAGCTGGAATGACCCACAAAGCACGCTTACCCGGCTCGACCGGTTCCGGTCGATCACGGGCATCAGCCAGGACGATGAAGTCTCGGATTTGTTGCTGCTGTCTTCCAGCCGCATTTTTCGGTGGGATCGACTACTCGCAGCCACCTACCAAACAACGTGGCGGTCCAAACTGTTCGCGACAGCAAAAGAGATCAACCTCGGTGCGATCCAAATCCACTTCCGGCTAGGCCAGCAATTCAACGAAACGAACCTGGACGAGCAGTCCGATGTCTGGCTGGCCTACAATGCTCTGCGTGTCGCAGAAGGTCCGCTTGATACGCTCAATGCCTATGCGATCAATGGCCAACTCGACCGCGTGGCATATGACCCGCTGTCTGATGAACCACCACAGCAGCCGGTAGGCGGCGACCCATTGTTCGCGGTCAGCCGTGTAGATGTGAGCAGAGCGTCCGTCCGCGTCAGGCTCTATGGCGACAACGTGATCCGGTACGATAACACCATCAGCGACGATGAAATCCACAAACTGCCGAGTGGTTACCGTGCGTCGAGGTGGCAGATAGAGCTGTTTTCCACGGCTGAGATTGAGGCGGTCTACCTCGCTTCAACTGCCAAGGAACTCCTGCGTGTCTGAAATCAAACACCCGTCACCCGGTTTTCCAACCAGCCGCAACTGGATGCGGTCACTCGGTGCGCTGCATGAGAGTTTGCAGATTTTGCTTGGCAGGCGGAGCACTGTCCGTGACCGCGTCGTTCGGGTACAAGACTTGATCGACCTAGGGATTATCGGGCCAACGGATGTCAGCAAGATCAGCGAAAAACTTTAACCACCTGGAATTCCTGCCAAGGGTTCAGTTTGAAGACTATGAATTCACCTGCGAGCCATATGGCTTAATCATAACTGAAATCGAGCGGTTGTATGCCCTGCATTGGCAGGAGACTGAGCAGGTTTACCGTGATGAGTATTACAAGCCTGATCACGCACGATACACTCAACTGGCCAATACCGGTTCCTTGATGCTGTGTGTTCCACGGACATTTAGCGGGCAGATGGTCGGGTATCTGATGTTCTTCTTTTTGCCTGATCTGCACCGGGCCGGAAAACTCAAAGCGATGGAGGGCGGTATTTTTATCGACCCTGAACACCGCAAAGGCCGATTAGGGCTTGTATTCTTTGATTATGGTGAGCGTTGCGTCAAACAGATGGGTGCGGCTACTATCACCGCATCATGTAAAGCGCCTGTTGGTGGCCCTAAGTTTGGCGTGATCTTGCGCCGCCGAGGATACCGTCACTTCGCTGACCTCTACACTAAGGAAATATGAGATGTGCGGTGGTTGCGACGGCCCCTCGATCCCCAAGGAACTCGGTAGTGTCATTGCTGAGCTAAACCTCCTGGCGGACCAGTCAAAACAAACGACCGAGCAGCAGACTGCCCGGTTGGAAAACCTCGACGCACGGACACAGGACGCGGTTGAGCAGCAGTACGACACGCTGAACACCGACGCCCAGGACCGGCTGGCCTTCAGCACGTCAGAGCGTGAGCGCTACCAGCGCGAAGGTATCCCTCGTGAGCAGGCGTACATGGAGTATGCCGACAATTACGACACCCAAAGCCGACGCCAGCAGGAGGCTGGCCGAGCGATTGCCTCAACCGCCCAGGCGTTCGAGGCTGAGCGTGGCAACACCGTGCGCCGGTTGATGCAGTTTGGTGTCGATCCATCCGAGGTATCGCATGGCATAGACCGCCAGTTCCAGACGCAGGCTGTCGCTGCCAAGGTTCAGGCCGCAGAGGATGCTCGTCTCCGTGTCGAGGATAAGGGCACCACCCTTCGACGAGACGCTATCGATCTGGCCGGGCAGTCAGCCGACCGCAGTATCGCTGAAGCACAGGTTGGCACAGGGCAAATGATCCAGGGCACGCAGGGGCTTATGCAGGGTGCCGGTCAGACCATGGATGCGTTCGGCACCGTCCCGCAGCGTGAGCAGATGGGTGCAGCATTGCGCAGCGCTGTGGGTGATGCAGAGATGCAGCGCTACGGCCTCAAGCTGGATCGACAGGCAAACAAAATGGGTGTCATCGGTGACGCGGTTGGTGCCGTGGCCACCATTGGTGGTGCTGCCATCGGTGGACCGTTTGGTGGAGCGGCGGGTGCTGCGCTCTTTGGTGCAGGAGAACCATAATGGCTGGATACGGACTGACCCAGGCTGTTCAGGGTGGCCTCGACGCATTCTACAGGTCACGCGAGTACATGAACAATGAGGAAGACCGCGCTCGCGCAGGCAAAGAACGCATGGCAGAAGAACGCTCGTACGATACCGCGCGCGCTCTCGGCAAGGTCGGTACGGCGTTTGATATGAACCAGCCTGAACAGGCGATGGAGATGGCCAACGCGAAGATCAAAGAGTTGTTCCCTGATACGACCGCGCAGTTCCAGATCAACGAAGACGGCAAGCTCTTTATCCCTGGCACCAGCAAAGCGTTCGGCGGCGACGATTTCCGACGCATAGCTGCCGGGTTGAACCCTCGCTACGCAGGTGAGGTGGAGAACCTGCTTGGCATTGACCTTAAGACATCCCAGGTCAACGTGGCGCAGGGCACTGAGGGTGCCGACATCCTCTCGGCCAACTCAAACGCAGAGACGGCCAGGGTTGGTGCCAACATCGCTGGTGCGACCCAGCAGGACGTGATCGATCAGTCGGGCTTCCAGCGCGATATCGCAGGCGATAATGCTGCTGTCTCCGGTGCAACCGTGGGCGATAGGGTCAATCTATCAGGCGCTCAGTCGCAGCAGGCTCAGAACGCAGCTACGCTCAGCAGCGGCACGTTGAAGTCCAGCATTGACGCGATCAACGCCGACAACACGGTCGCCATCGAGACTGCGGGGTCAAAGATTTTCCTGGACCAGCACAAGGCCCTCATGGCGGGCCTCTACGGCGAACAGAAGGAGATCGACCAGCAGGAACTCAATCGCCTCACCATCGAGCGCGAGCAGTTTGCCAATAAGCTGGAGGACACATTCGGGTTCCAAGACCGGTACATGACGAATGTCGGTCGCCGGGAAGCCATCGAGACAGGCAAGCTCAACAACGAGAAGACCCGCACGGAGATCGCACAGCTTGAGCAAGAAATCGCGCTGGCCGGTAATCTCGATCTTGCCCAGGGCGGGTCGCGCCACCCCAATGCCGAGAAGGCGACGGCTGAACAGGTCAAGCTCTTGAGCAATAGCGCAGAAACTTTCGAAGCCGCTGATAGGATGGCATCGTACTATCAGCAGGAAATAGCCAGCATTCCTGGTTTGAACCAGCAGCAGAAGGACGTTGTTGATCCGATGTCCGAGCTAAACGCTGCCAACACCACGCAGATGGCCCGGCAACTGGCCATGGCGATGTCTTCGCAAGCGGGTATCCCGGTGCCGTTTGAACTCGCGCTCGAAGCCGCTGGTGCACTCCACATGGAAATGATGGCTGGCAATATCCCGATGGAGAAGGCTGGTGCCAGCCTCATCGTGCCGATCCCCGGTGGCGGGCAGGTGCGCGTTCCGTTCGCGGTCAACACCATGATGTCCTCCGCGATGGAGGCGGCTGATCAGCTTGGGCTTCCTGATATCCTCATGGGTCGTCAAGCTACACCTGCTGGTGGCGCTCCCGTTGGTGCCGGTGGCACCCCTGGCCCCATTGGCATGGACGGCACCGCAGCACCGGTAGAGAGCACCGGCAGGCTGACAGGCGGCATCCGCGACACCGGCTCCACGCCCGACATGGGACGTACACCCGAGGAACGGGACTCTTACTGGGGCAACATCTACGAAGCATTGAAGATGGGCAACTGATGGAACCTATCCAATCTGGTGGCACACGGGCCTACGGCGGTGGCACCACGTCCAGTCAGGGCGGTGGGATAAATTCCGGCCGCTTTGCTGACAGCAACTATGGCGGTGGCCTCAAAGACGTGATGGCCATGCTGCTGACCGGTGGCGTGAACGTCGCTGACGGACTGACCACGCTGGCATCATTGCCAATCGGTAAAAGCCCTGAAGTCAACGAGTTCATGCAAGGGCTGCGCGAGCAAATCCAGAACAACGTCGCGTCACCAGCGCTTAAGTCCGCGATGCGCAAGACCTTCCTGACGACCGACGCCAATGATGCTGCTTGGGCTGATCCCCTGGCGTTGAGCAATATCATCATCTCGAACATCCCAAGCATGCTGCCGTTTGCGGCGGCTGGGCGTCTTGGTGGAGCCATCACCAAAGGCACCAATGCCGCCAAGAACGCCATGGTTGGCGGTGCCGTGATCGGCGGCACGATGACCGGTGGTGAGAGTGCCAGCGCGGCTACCCGCCAAGTGCGTGACGAGGGTGGTACCCGCGAACAGCAACAGCGTGCCGGTGCCGTAGGTGCCGTCTTGGGTGCACCAGTCGGTGCTGCTGCGGGTCCGCTACTCGGACGGGTTATCGCAGGGCCGTCGCAGGCAGGTGGCCGGTTGGCGCGTACTGCAAAAGGTATTGCCAAGACCAGCCCGGTCGAAGGCGTCGAGGAAGCTATCGGCAATGTGACCGGTCAACTTGGCGCGATCTCCCAGGTCGGCGGTTCGGTTGATGTGCTGCAAGCGCTTGATGAAGGCATTGCCGGTGCTATTGCCGGTGGTGCAATCGGTGGCACTATCTCAGCTTTTTCGTCTGCCGAAGACGCCGCCGTCAAAGCACATGCCGGTAAATCGGGATTACTCGATGATGCGGCACCACCGGTAGGCAAGACGGTGCCACGGCTACCACCACCTGATCAGGTGGCTCCTGGCCAGCCAGCACCGCAGGATGAGCGCGCTCGCCGTCAAGCCAACATGCAATCATGGCGCACCGGCAGACAGCCGGTTCAGGGCGAGCCTAAGCCGCTACCCGGCACCCTTGGTTATGAGGCTGGTGCGCGCCGCACGCAGGAGGGTCGCACGGTCGAGCGCACGGCGCTTCGCCAGCAAGAGGCCCAGGCTGCCCGTGCTGCCCGTGAGGAAGCATCGACCGCGTCTGGCCGTGGGCTGAGAGAGAATGTCGGACGGACCAGGGCGCAGCAGGAAGAACAGGCACGCAAGCGGCAGATAGGGCCACTGTTTGATCCTGATACCGAGCGTGAACTGGCACGTCAGAGGCGTGACGCCGAGGGCAGGCGCAAAAAGCAGGCAGAGGTCGATGCGTTCGACAATGCCGAGCAGCAACCCCTTGGCCTTGGACCCGGCAGCGCGACCGCGCGTGATCCCGAACAACTGCCGCTGCGCACCCTTCCACCGGAGGCTGACACAGATGCTGAACAGCGTTCTTTCCTTCGCGACAATCGTACTCGTAAGGGAGACGAAGGCCCTCGGTCTGGCGCGATTAAACCCATTGCTGGCACACCGGCTGGCGATGCAGCACGCGCCCGAAAAGCCGAACGCGATGCGGCTAAAGGGGCTGTTGAAGAACAAGCCGACGTTGCTCCGGTTGCTGAACAAAAGCCTGCCAATAAACCGCGCAAGGCAAAAGCGAAACCGGCTCCCGCACCTGCTGACGTAACACCTGCCAAGACGCCACCTGATCAGGTAGCGTCAGCCAAGGCCGCACGACCAAGACTGACTGTTTCTGTGAACGAAGAAACAGGTCAGACGGAAGTCACCTCGGATGCACCCATCGTCAGCACGTCGGCCAACCCGATTGGTCCGTCACGCTCGCGCAAGCCGGGTAAGACCATCAAGCTCGACCAAGCACTTGGCGAGACGCAGTCAGAGACTGTGATCGACGAAGACCGGGTGGTGAGTGAGGAAGCGGCAGACGCCACCGAGGGTGACACCATCAAGCGTGTTGCCAAGGCGTTGCAGCAGCGGGTGAACGACAGGCCCTATTACCGCAGTCGCCAGTTCCAGTCGGCCATCCGCGCCATCGGCAAAACGATTGGCAACCAGTCGCTCGTGGACGTGGCCACAGAGGCGCGCGACGACAAGACGACAAATATGTCCGCCAAGGCCGTGGCTGAGTTTCTTAAGGCGATACCGGCAATCAACGAGGCAACCGGGCTTGATCTGGCAGCAGACCTTCAAGGGTCGCCAGCAGACATCGCCAAGGCACTGGCCGACGCTAACAATGCACTGCGCCAATCAGCGCCTAGCTCGGACACTGTGACCGAGACAAAGGTGGAGCCTGCTCAGACACCCCGTACCAAAAAGCTCCGGCAGGCAGTCGCCCGGTTCACCACGTTCCGCAACGCTGGTGGGCTGAAGGCTATCGAGGCACTGGAAGTAGCCGAGGCCAAGGCAAGGACAGCCGAGAAGAACTCGGGCACCGCTCAGAGGATCGTCAGTGACGCCAAGCGAGCGCTGCCCCAGGCTGCGCGTGATGCCAGCCCCAAGATGGCTGAGAAGTTCGACGCTGCGGTTGAGGCCCTGCGCCAGGAGATTGCACCGAACACCAACATCCTGAAGTCGAAAGCGGCCAGCGCGAAGGGACGCAAGGTCCGCCGTGATCTGGTTGAGCTGGCAGAGAATGCTGATCGACGGGATGCTCGGCTGACGACCGCTCAGACCCAGCAGGCTGCACGACAGCTCGATAATCTGACGGCTGACGAAATCAACATGCTTGCCAGTGACCGGGGGATCAAAACCGAAGGTCGTTCTCGTGATGCGGTGGCAGCAGACTTGGTGGGCTTTACGCCCAGGCGGTTCAATACCAAGGCAACCCTCAAGGGCACCATGCCGTCCGGTCAGCGCGTCTACCAGCTTGGCAGGGGATACGTGGTGGTCGCGGAGAGTGGCTTGGTCGAGCGGGTGGCCACCAACCCGGCAGATGTCGAGAGCGTCAAGTTCGATCCGGTCACCGCCCAGGCATCGGTCGCACCGGAACAACTCATGGCCAACGACCTGAAGGCCATCGAACAGATCGAGGCCGACATCAAACGGCGCTCGGTATCCCGGCCCACGACCAAGATTGCTGCCAAGTTACAGAGCGTCGTGAAAGACTTCGAGAACGAAGGTGGGCACCCTGAAGGCAGTGTGCCCATGATCAGCGTTGGCGACCTCATGAAGGTTGTCAGCCAGGGGTCCACCAGCATGATGCGGCGCACGGCGCGCAAGCTGGAAAAACTCGACCTGAACACACCTGTGTTCCTGGTCGATCACCAGTACCTCATGGATCGCGGCCAGTTCGACGCAGCGGGCCTCTATGTGTTCGATCAGAACAACCCCACGGTCGGTGAAATATTCCTCGACGTGAACGCACCTGATGTTGGCATCACGGCGCTGCACGAGACGGTTCACGCGGCGACACGCAACGCCATCGCGGCAGGTCGTGCCGGGCCGAGGCTACAAGAAATCCTTGACGAATTTCGCGCCAAGTTCCCCGGCCACTACGCTGGTGAGAACATAGATGAATTCGTTGCCAGTGCCTTTTCCAACCCTGATGTGCAGGCGATGCTGCGTGCGCCCGAAACCAACCTGTGGCGTCGGATAGTTCAGTGGGTCCGTGGCGTGATCGCTCCATGGACACCGCGCATCCAGTTCAACGAACTCGACAAGCTGATGAATACCCAGAGCGTCCTGTTCGAGAGTGCCCGGCAGCAGCGCGAGAGCCTTGGCAGTCTGCCAGAAGGTGAAGTCCGCGATGTATCGATCCTGGCAAGTCGCCTCGGTGACCTGATGCAGGGCAACGTCCGCAAGTCCATGCAGCTTCCGGCCGATAGCCGCATGAACACGCGCGTCAATATGCTCAAGACCATGACGCTGCGGCAGATCATCGAGACTTATGGCGAATATTTCGGGGTCATAAGGAACGGCAAAGTCGTCTCTAATCCGCTGAGTTCCCTAGGCTCGCTCATCTCCCGCAAGGACGCCTACTCGAAGACCCTTCAGCAGGAGGGTGACCTGATCGACCAAGAGTGGGCGATGTATCAGGCTGATCATTCGGGCGGTAAGCAGCTCGACAAAGCCATGCTTGAAGCCACGATCTATGGGATCGATCCAACCCTGACAGGCGACAAGAAAGGATCGGGGCCGAAGTATGATCGGGTCAAAGCTGAGTACGATAAGCTCGATGCGGCTGGTCGCGATATGTTCCTCAAGATACGCAACTACTACCGGAAAGACTGGAATGATACCGCTAAGCATATGCGCGACCACCTCGTCCTTGCGACCGGCGATGTTGATTATTTCCTGAACCCTGAAAAGCTCGACACCAACGCCGGTATCAACACATGGCGAGATCGCAACCTTGCTTTCAAGAATGCCGACGCCCGTATAATCAACGAGATCACCAGTTCACTGCGTGAGATCAACGCGAAGGGCCGGGCGCAAGTCTACTTCCCGCTGCGGCGCTACGGGAATATCGCACTTGAAGCCCGCACCACACCCAAGTTCGACACCCACACGGTCGAGCGTTGGGAGGAATTGCAGGCTGCTGATCCGGCATTGCGGATGAAAAACACCAAGACCCGCAAAGCCGACGATGGCACGCCGATGATCGAGGGCGAAGTCTACCGCCACTATTTCGAGCAGTTCGAGAGCGTCCACGAAGCTGAACTCAAACGCGAAGAACTGCAACAGGGGCAGGGACAGTGGGACGTGATCAGCACGCCGACGCCCATGCAGAAGCACACGTTCGATCCTGGCACGGCTCCGAGTGATCTGTTCAACCGGCTGGAAGCCCGGTTCGGCAGTGACCCGGACCAGATGCAGGCGCTCGAACTCGTGCGGCAGACGCTCATCACCATGATGCCGGAAGGCTCTGTGCGCCACGCTGACCTGCGGCGCGGCGGCGTCGATGGTGCCAGTGAAGACATGCGCCGGGCCTTTGCTCAGCATGTTCGATCAAACTCGAATTTCCGCAGCCAGTCGCGCTACGGTCGGCGCATCGCTGAGCAACGGCGAGAGGTGCATAAATTCGCTCGTAATGCTGCCGTGGCCATGACCGTGGATGAGAATGGCAACGCGGTCGAAGACACAAGGGTGCGTGAGAACGCCATGATGATCGGGCAAGTGGCCGGTATCATGCAGGAGCGCAGCCAACTTGAGGCCAACTTTACGCCGCCCGGTGCAGCCGCCAAGTTCATCACTGACCTTGGGTTTGTCACGTACCTGATGTCGCCATCCTACTGGATGATCAACGGCACGCAGCCATTCACGGTCGGTCTGCCAGTCATGGCTGCGAGGTACGGATGGGCTGAAACCACCGCGATGATGTGGGACACCATGCGCACCATGGGCGTCATGAAGCCCTGGCAGATGGGTGCCCAGGAGTGGTTCGGCTTCAAGATGTTCGCTGGCACGTCGAAAGACGCGCGACGCAAGAACCGGGCTGCCACGCAGCATCGCGTCCTTGGCGCGGTCCACGAGCTGATCGACGCCATCGAGAACGGCAACGATCCATTGGCTGCCGACATCACGGAGATGCTGAAAGAGGTCGGGGCGGAAGGTTTGATCGATCTGACCTTCGCCATCGATCTTCGTGAGACGGCTGACTTCGGTTCGGATGGCACCACGGCCACGCACCGGACGATGAAGTACGCGACCGAGTTTGCCAGAATGATGCCACACCTTGTCGAGGTGTCGAACCGGTCGCTGGTGGCCGTCGCCACGTACAAGCTCGCGCGCAAAGCCGGTCAATCGCATGATGATGCGGTGGTGGAGAGTAAACGCATAATCTCGCAGACGCAGGGCGATTATTCGGCTGGCAACAAGGCGGTCTTGTTCCAGCAAGGTGGCCCCTTGGGGTCCATCGCGGCACCGGTCCTGCTGTTCAAGCAATACAGTCAGTTCATGTACTATAACCTGATCCGCAACTTCGCGGCAGGTATCGGGCGTGACATCCCAGGGGTGACGCAAAAAGAAGGACTGAAGGCGGTCGCCGGGCTGATGGGTATCCACACCCTGGCTGCCGGTGCCTTGGGTGGCATCATGCTCGAACCGATCAAAGCTGGCTTAGGCATCCTGCGGCTGCTCTGGAACGAACTGTTCCCTGACGAGCCAATCGAGAGCGTGGACACGATATTCCGTCAGTGGAGCAACGACATTGCGACCGATGTCTTCGGTGACAGCGCGGGCGTGTATATCGCAGAGGCGTTCACCCGTGGTTTGCCAAGACTGGCAGGGTTTGATCTGTCCTCGCGCATGGGCCTCGATCAGATGCTTTTGATGTACGACCCGCGCTCGGACGCCACGCCAGAGGACACCTACCGCGACTTCCTCGTGGCGTTAGGAGGTCCGGTGGTTGCCATGGGCGAGAGCTACTTCAAGGGCGGTGCCGCGCTGCTGGGCGACGGCGACATCGTCAAAGCCACCAGACTGATCATGCCCAAGATGGTCCGTGATGTCATCACTGCTGGCGGGTACATGACAGAAGGCGTGGTCGATCAGCGTGGCAATGTCCTGCGTCCGACCGAAGACATCAGCGCCATTGGCATGATGTTCAAGATGCTCGGCTTCCAGCCCAGGCTCGTGGCCGAAACCTACGAGCGCATCGGTGCCATCAAGGGCGCTGAAACCATGCTGGCCGACCGCCGAACGGAACTGCTGCAATCCTACTACAATGCCGACAAGGATAGAGATCGGGTTGCGCGCCGACAGATCAAAGCCGAAATCCAGATGTACAATACTGCCATGCAGGATCAGGGGTACAGGGGGCTGCGCATCACCCCTGCCACGCTCCAACGCTCCGTCAAACAGCGTGGAGAGTTGGCAGAAAACAAGCTGGAAAACCGTGGTGCGTACCTGTCCAAACAACAGGCAGCGCTGATGCGGGAAGGTCGCTTTGGCAATGTGGAGGCCGCGTTCTGATGGGTGAGCGTGAACGCACGAAGGCGTATTACGAGCGCTATCACACCAGCGAGAAAGCTCGTGCCAACAACCGTGCCCGCAAGCGCGCCAGATACCACGCCGAGAAGGACGGCAAGGTCAAGCCGGGTGATGGCAAAGAGATCGACCACAAGAAGGCTCTGTCCAATGGCGGCTCCTATGACAAGAGCAACACTCGGGTGGTGTCTCGGAAACAGAACCGATCCTACAAGCGTGACAAGAACAACAAGCCCATAGGTCCAGCGTAGCCACCTGATCAGGTGGCGCTCAGATTTTACTGGACACGGCGTAGATTTCGTCGCGCGTCGAGCGAGTTTCGGTACCGGCTCCAAGCTGGCCTTTGCCCTTGTAGAAGATGATATGTTCGTCAATCAGCCGCTCGATGAGGGCGTCAGGGCTGACCCGGTTTTCGATGGCAAATGACCGTATCGCCTCCCGGCTGATGAACAGGCGTTCCTCGAACTTCACCCCTCGCAGTGGCCCACGGCTGGCCGGGACCATTACCGGCACCTGTTCGCCTGGACCAACCCGCTGCCCTGAAATCGACGCGCTCAGCCCTTTGAGGTTGCCGACAGCGACGGTGTAAGCCTGCACCCATGCCAATAGCTGACGGGCCATGCCTCGTGGTGACAACTCGGTGTCGCGCACTGCATCGGCATGAACGCTCAACTGCTTGAAGCGCGCCACCAGATACTTGGAGAGCGTGCTGATATCGAACTGCGCTACCCCGGCCTTGTTGGCACACAGCGCACCAGCGATCAGGGTGGTGATTGTGCCAAGCCTGAACCGGGCATCCTCACTGCCAAGAGCAGGATCACTGGCCAGCATGGTGCTGACCTTCTCGATCAGACCCCTGGCTTCGATCTGATTGTGAGCCAGCCATTGCGCGTAGGCGAAGCCCGTATGGCCGTAGTTGTGATCGACCGCAGACATGACCTGCTGCATCTGAAAGCTCGACATGCTCATGGTCAGCGTCTCGGCTTCCAGCTCGAACACACGCATCATGCCAGCTTCCAGGGCACCCTTGCGCATGCGCATCATGTCGATCATCGAATTATTAGACGACGCAGTGAGCATGGTATTCCAACTGGCCGTCTGTTTTCTCTCCATCCCAGGCGACATGCGGGCCTTGTTGCGGCCTTGCCCGAGGGCGAAAATGGTGTCGGCAAACCCTTCGTCGTTTTCCTTCCAGGCGATGTCATCCCAATAGGCTGGCAGGTTGTTCAGCCCGCGCAGAAGGTCTTCGACCGAGGCTGGTGTGTCGGTGTTCTGAGCCATGAGATCGCGCGGATTACCCCACATGCTCGCGGCCACCTTCATTGCGCTGGTCTTGCCTCGCGCCGTCTCCTTGCTCTGGATTGCCAGGAACAAACCGGAAAAACCCGTAAACGCCACGAGAGGGGCAGCGAAGCCCGAGGCTAGTATGCAGGCCAGCGCGGTGCCGCAATCGCGCGTGAGGTGCTGCGCAGCCGCCTGCCAGGGGCCAGGATCACCCGCAGTGTGCATCTTGTCTAAGACGCTCTCCTGCATCACCGGCATGTGGTCTGAAGTCTGCCCGTCGCCATGAAACACTGAGCTACCCCAGCGGAACGACTGGCAGTGGTGTGTCTCGTCATCGAACCATCCGGCGCGTGATGAGATGTGAGTGATACCTCGATTGGCTTCCAGGTTTCGGAGGAACATTGGCACAAACTCCAGCAGCGGTTTCACCTCATAGGGCGTGAGCGGCATCCCGCCTTCCTTGCACTCATCCAGCAGCCTGCGAGCGTCACCATTGATCGACAGCATCACTTGGCCATTCGGCTCGGCGTAGGATGAATAGGTGACCACGAGCCTCTGCTCAGCATCGATCTTGATGGCGTAGATGCGCTCGATCCTAAACCGTAGCACCGGCTTGAGGACATCGACCATTGCGCCTTCATCGTCCTTTTGTTGTTCCATCCGGCACAGATGGCGGTCTTCGTTGAAGTCGAACGGGAACGGCAACTCGCGCACCGGCTCGGACCCGAGGGTCAGCGGCGTGCCAATCTTGGTCTGTTCGCCGTCATTCCAGAACTTGCAATTCTGGCAGATCGCAAGGCACTCTGGCACCTCTGCAAAGCTCGTGCACCGGGCCGGGGCCTTGCCGTTTTCAAGTGCTATGTTGTATCGACGGTTGGTGTCGGCTTCGCTGTAGGTTTCGTGCGCGCGGGACATCGAGTGGATGAAGTCCTGGCCGTCCTCACAGAACTTCGTGACTTCAAGCATCCGGTACCAGAAACCACCGGGGAGGTCGGCACCCTCGGTCGCGTGTGCATGCGCGAACAGCGGGCACTTGGCCACTACGTGCTTCATGAATTTCGGCTGCACGTTGAACACGGACCCGATCATCGACTTGTTGTCGGCCTTGCGCAGGTCACCAAAGCTCGACGCAACGCGGCCACCGACGATGGCAGCCACCACGTCGTTGACGGTCCCGGCCTGACCGACATGCGGCTCTAGCGCGGCTTGCATCTTTGCCAGGGGGATGACACCGCCTTCGTAGATCAGCTTGACCTTACGCGGCGTCCCACGCTTGTGGTTGAAGGTGTTGATGGGCCTCAACACGCCCACAGGGTTGACCGTCACATTGTGGTCGGCATGGACGCCAACCGTCTTGCACGCGGTGACTATGCGAGCGGCCATGTCCTTGTAGGTGAGAAGGTCGATTTCCTGGTCGTAGACCCAATACAGGTGCAGCCCACCACCACTGGCAACGATGAACGTCGGCACAGGGATACCGAGTTTCCACAGTCGCTTGAGCGCGGCATCAACCGACGCCTTGTCAGGGTGCCCACCCTTTTCTTTGCCAATGTCGATGTCAACAATGTTGCACTTGGATGCGAGGAAGTTTTCGTAGACCCGGCGCTTGCGTGCTTTCCGGCCGTTTTTGTTGATGCGAATGTAGGGTTTATCGAATGAAGCGTAGGCAAAATAGACATCTTGTTCTTTGGTCAGACGTGCGATCTCAACCATGGCACGGGGGATGCTATTGACGGCCTTGTGCATCCAGAATTGCTTCGGTTCAGCATCGGCCTTGGGATTGTCCTTGATATGGACAATGAAATAGGTGCCCTCCGGTGGCCAGACGGCCTCAAGAAATTTTGAGAGTTTCATAGTTACCGCCGATTGAGGGGTGGAGGATGCCACCTGATCAGGTGACACCCTCCACTAAGGTCAGTCCAGCCCGGCGAGTAAGTCGCCCAACTCGTCGTCTTCGTCGTCATCGACTTCATCGACGGGTTCAGCCTTGGCCTTGGTCCTTGCCTTGGCAGCGGGTTTCTTTTTGGGTGGAGGCGGCGCTTCGTCCTCGTCCTCGTCCTCGTCTTCTTCGTCGTCTTCCTCGACCACAGGCGCAGGCTTGGCCTTACGCTTGGGCTTCGGTGAAGGGGCTTCTTCCTCGTCGTCTTCCTCGTCGTCTTCGTCCACCACGGGCGCAGGCTTGGCCTTACGCTTGGGCTTCGGTGAAGGGGCTTCTTCCTCGTCGTCTTCCTCGTCGTCTTCCTCGTCGTCTTCGTCCACCACGGGCGCAGGCTTGGCGCGGACCTTCTCGGACGCTCGGCGGGGCTTGGCGGCGGGTTTCTTTTTGACTGGTGCCGGGGCCTCGTCTTCGTCAAGCTCGGCTACGTCCTCGTCATCCACCGCCTTGCCGAACTCAGGGTCGCGTTCCAAGATGCTCTCGACCACAGACCCATTGATGTGGGCTATGATCTGTTTGGCATCATTTTCGTCACCAACCACGGATTTGGCACGGAAAATGATCCGGGGATAAGCTGTCTCGGGATCGAACGACAGGCGAGTGACCACGACCGAGACGTTCAGCCCGTGTTCATCGAGCTTGGCACCGTATTGAGCGAGCTTTTTGAGGGATGCCGCAGGCACCCGCAACAGCATGGGTCCGCCATAAGCCTCATTGGCAATATCGATAGCCGGGACCACAGCCACGCGCCGACTGTCGGTACAAGCCTTCAGTTTTTTGCCAGCGTCAGAGATGCGGCTGCCGATGCGGTTGAACTTGCAGGTGGCGCATGTCTTGGATTGTTTTTCTTCAGCATCATCCGCAGGCTTGGCACCATCATGGCTGTAGCAAAGCGGCCGATCATCGTCGCCTTCCTCATAACCCCCTTCGTAATAGACCTTTGACAGGTTGCCGCGAGCGCCGAGGATGATCACGTCGATAGAGGGCTTGCTGTCACCGTCTTCATCAGTGACGACCGTTTCCTCGCCCTCGAACCGCACGCGCCATTTGCCGCCACGGATCGACAGCACGCCGAAGCCTGCCATGGCCCCTTCACGGAGCGAAGCATTGTTGGCAGCCATGCCTTTGAACGCGGCAGGTAGCCCTGTCTTTTTCCCTAGACCGGCTGGCACTAGGTCATTTTTCGCCATCAGGTTCTTCCCTTTACAATGGACACTGTTTCAAACTGTTGGATTTTGACGCCCGGCACGTCCTCGCCCTGTTCCTCCATATATTCCATGACCGCGACCTTCGCCGGTCGGTAATCGACAAGGTGACCGAGGTCATGTTCTTCAACAAAGGCTTGGAAGTCCTTGCGGCTTTTCACGGTCACCGAGGTTTTGACCACGCGACTGGCAGTGCCAACACCCTTGGCCCCGATGGTGTCAGTCTTGTGGAGGTTCATGCGCTCAAGCATCAGTGCCTCGATCTTGGCCATGCCATCAAGGATCGGGCGGCGGCGTTTCTTATGAGCTTCCTCCATATCGTTCCGCTTATCGCGAAGCTTGCGGTAGCGCGTTATAAGCTCGCTGTCCGTCAGCGTGCTCATCAGGTTTCAAACATCGACAGAAGGACGCCTTGCATTGATTGTTTCATGTGTAGCCTCCGGTATATATCAGTTTCGATTTTGCACCCTGCCAGTTGGACGATCAGTTGCTTCCTGGTCTGCCCCGGTCGGGTGATCCGTCCACAGGCTTGTTCGTATGTCTCAAGGCCGGGGAAGGCACAGTACCAGATTATTGTATTCGCCGCAGTAAGGGTCAGCCCATGTGCCATACACTTCGGATGTGCGATCAGAACGCGAGGGGTATCATGGTGTTGGAACCGAGTGAATATGCGGGAGCGCGCGGTAGCCGACACCTGTCCGTGGACCAACTCTGTCATGTGACCGCGTGATGTCAAGTAGTCATTTACCTGCTTGCACAGGGCGATGAACGGCACGTAGATGATGACCTTGCCCTGACTGCCAGCGATGATCTGCTCGCATTTCTGCTGGCGTGGAGCGCTCGGCAACTGCCACATTTTCTTCTGTTCGCCGTAGACGAACCCGCTGGCGACTTGCAGCAATTTGTTGATCTTGACGCCTTCGTTGGCAGCCGTCACCTCACCGTCCTGAAACTGGACATGGTAGTGCTTCAGGATCGTTTCGTAGACCTTGCGTTGCAACTTGGTGAAATCGGCATGCTCCTGCACGGTCATGACTGGCGGCAGGTCAACACACTGGTTGCGCCGGAAACGTATGGCGGGTTGCATCGCGTTGAACGCGGTGTTGACTGCGCCCTTGCGCGGCACCCACGAGAAGGTCGAGACTTGCATCATCAGGTCGCGGCGGAACCGGGTGTAGAAGTCGGGCACCGTCCAAGGCGTGATCAACCGGCATTGTGCCCAAACATCGGTTGGCTCGTTCGGCATGGGTGTGCCAGTCATGCCCCACACGAAACTGCGCTGGTTGGTCACCTTGCGCATGGCCTTCCAGATCAGCGTGCGCGCCGTCCTGAAGACCGCCAGCTCGTCAATGACGACGGCCTGGATCGAACGCTCTGCTGCCAGTTCATCGGCAATGACCCTGATACCTTCGTGGTTGATGATCAGAACATTCGCGTCAGAGCGCATCAGCCGCAGCCGCTTCTTTTTGTCACCGTGCAGGACGACCGGGTGCATGTTGGGGAATAGGGCCTCGATCTCCTGCTGCCAGACATTGCGCAGGGTCGAGAGCGGCGCGCTGATCAGGACGCGCTTGATCAGACCGATACCCATCAGGTAGTCGAGCGCGAATAGCGCGGCTCTGGTCTTGCCAGTGTTGCCGGTGCAGAACACGCATCCATTGCGCCGCAGCACGAGGAAGGTGCTTGGCACCATAAAACAATACTTGTGGCCGTCAGGCATCGGCTCGCGCCAGATATTTTTAACCGGCCCATTCGCTGTGTTTCCCTGGATACCACGAGGCTTGCCGTCGCGGCGGATATGGAGACACCAGTCAATGCCGTCATCCCGCCGTGCCATTGTCATGGTCGCAGATCGCCCGGTGCCGACGCAGGCATACTGAATGAAATCTACGTCAACCTTGCACCGTGACGAGTAAGAGACACCACTTGCCTTGCGCTGGCTGCCGTCCCAATACTGCACTTCATCGACAATCACCTTTAGTTGTTCGGGCGTGCAGTCCCACCAACAGTCATTGAAGTTCTTGGTGTGCAGAGGTGGCTTGAATGCGAAAGCCATAAACCCCTTTGGCAGACAGGCGCGAGGGTTACACTCGATAGCCGCCTCGGCCAGCAACCGGGTTAACCGGGCAATCTTGCGTTTTTTCTTGATCCTGATCGTGCACCGGCCTGGGTAGTTCAGATATCCATCAGCATGAATGGCAACCTGCACCCGCAGTTGCGCCGATGACAGCGGCATGCCGGTGCCGCCAGGGGATATGAACGTGGTCGGGATCAGGCCACGCCATCGGAACCCACGGTCCATGTAATCCTGTTCGATGTCCTCGGCAGGTTTGACATGAACGGCTCCACTGCGCGTGGTGTAGAGCACGCGGTGCTCGGGACTGAGCAGTTGGTCGATACCGTACTTGGTCTTGAACCGGATGCCCTCGGCGCACGGGCGCTTGACAAACTCGGTCGGCTCCACGAACGCAATTCGCCCGTCCAGGTTGTACTGCGCCACCTTGCCAGTCTGATAGTCAGCAATCCTCTGCCAGCCATCGGGCGACAGGTACTCGGTGTCAGCATCGACGCAGCCAATATCGTTCAGGCAGTAGGCCCGTGGCTCGATACACAGCTTGGCAGCGGTGATAATCTGTGCGTCGAATGGTTTGGAGTTGGCCCAATCGTAGTCGATCATGATCGGGGATGGCGGCTTGTATCCCAGGTTGCTCAATTTCTTGACGGTTGGCAAATCCCAGGGCAGCACCACACCGCCACCTGATAAGGTGGCGGTAGGGCTAATGCCTTTCGGCGCGTGGTCCAGCAACAACACGCGATGTGCCCTGCTGGCCTTTATCCGTGCGGAGGCGGTGGCCATACCGTGTCTTCAACCAATCCAATACCTTGGCAAACTTAGGGATGTCATCAAGGCATCTTACGACAACCTTGAAGCCACCAGCGCAGTGAACCTGTCGCAGAGTTAGCTGCTGCCGATCAGTCGGGTTTTCTCCCGGCTGACCCTTCGTCTCGACTGCCATGAACTGTCCATAGACGCAAGCAAGGCAATCGACCGTTGAAGCTCCGAAGCCCCCTGGCACCGGCCAGTGCTGGTAGGCATTGTGTGCAGTTAGCAGCGCTTTGACTTTCGCCTTGACGCGCCCCTCTGGTGTCTGAGCGGCCATCTAAAGACTACAACCATACGTTGTCAACTGTTAATTCCGACTTTCGTTATGCTCGCAAGACTTGACAGCGCAGAAACGGCACCGCCAACTAGGAAACTTAGGCCATTTATTTTGCTCGAACGCATCTTTCATTGTATCAACGCGGGGTAAGAACTTGTCCCACACGTCGTTAACTTCGTCGCGCGTTAGAGTAACCTTGGTGTGAGGGTTGTCATGCTCCAACCAGACGTAGGCCGCGCGTGCCGTCTCGACGTTGGGATGCACCATCATGAACGCGGCCATGGAGATTTCCATCTGGCTCCGGTCCTGATCTTTCACCTTGCCAGTCTTCCAGTCGATGATCGCCATGCTCGGCGGGTTTACGACCTGCACGTCAGCGACGACACGCAGCCATACATCTTTGGCGAAGTATCCAGTCTCGGTAAAATCTTCACGCAACGCAAGTTTCTGCTCGACGGCGATCTTGCCGGGGGCCTTTTCGAGCGGCTTGGCGTACTTCTCGAATTTCTGCATGCCGACTGGCAGCCGGGTGCCCATCTTGACCCGCCGCTCCATGGCAGAGTGAACAGACTTGCCCCACTCAAGGTGCGGTGACATGACGAACGGCACGTCTTTCAGCACGTTCTCGCGGTAATATTGATAAGGGCAGCCCTCGAATTTGTTGAGTGCTGAGTGTGACCAGCCCTTGAATTTGTAGGGCGTGTGCTTCAGTACCTTGGCCATTATTTTGCGTCTCCATATCGCGCGCCTTGTCCAGTCTCAGCTCTCAAGGGTAGCCCAGGTGCCCACTCCAAGGGAAGGGTAAGCGATTGCTCAACCAGCGCCTCGCATTTGTCTGCTGAGTGTGTTGGCACGATAAAGACGATCTCGTCATGCACCTGTAGGACGCACTGAAAACCCTTGTATTTCATCCACGCCATGGCTCGACGGACGATGATCGCTGCCAATGCCTGAATGATGTTTTCACATATTTTACCGCCGTACAAGTTTGAGGGTTTGTTGCCCTGCATGTAGACATACTTGGGCCTTGAGCGCCCAGGGATTTCCTCAGTGTGCAGCCCAGGATAATGCAGCGCGAAGCCGCTCGGCAATTCGATGCGATTCTCAAAGAACGTCACACCGCAGCGGAACAGATCATTGGCAGTGCCCTTGAGCATGGCCGGGATTTGCTTTTGGTACCGGCCCCACGATTTCGTGATCGCCCGGTAGCTGGCCCGGTAGAGCGCCACCACGCGCTCGCACTCGTGCAGCGGTAGATCGACGCCATAGGACCACAGCATCTGTTGCAGCGTCACCGCAGCCGACTGGTAGCCCAGGCTCAGAATACCCACCTTGCCAACCGTCCGCTCGTCACGGTTCTCTTTGGTGATCAGCCGCTCATAGAGTGTCGTGGCGAACTCGCAATAAGGATCGCGATTCTCCGCGAACGCCTGCACCAACTCCTGCTCGCGGGCGATGTAGGCGTTCAGCCGTGCCTCGATCTGGCTGGCGTCACCCACGACCACAGCGTAGCCCTTCGGCGCGCACAGGCTCTTGCGCAGCGGTCCCTTGTTGGGGAAGTTGTGGGGATTGATCTTTTCACGCCCTGCCAGCCTGCCAGTGTGCGCGGCGTAATAGGCTTGCGGGAGGGTGATCTTGCCAAACTGTTTGCCCAGGCTCAGCAGCCGCTCGGTGCGTGACTGAGCCATGGTGGACTGCACGCCCAGCTTGACCTCCACCAGCGAGCGCACAGCCTCGTTGGGATGCTCTTGCAGCTTGGTGAAGGCGATGTCTTTTTTGGCAAAAGCGAAGGTCGGCTTGCCCGTTGACGGGCTGATCTTGCGGGGGATGTCCCACTTGGACAGGCCAGCCTGATTGAGCAGCAACGCGAACTTTTTGTGGCTCCTGAACCATGTCGCGCTCAGGCCACCGAAACGATCCAGAAGCGCCTGCCGCTCGGCGTTCAACTCGGCCAGATATTCTTCCAGCATTGGCACGTCGATCTCGAACTGCGGCTCGATACACATGCGCACCACGAGGTCGATGACCAGCATTTCATCCTGGCTGAAGTGCGGCTTGCAGAAATTGTAGATGGCAGCCGCGAGGTAGCAGTCGTGGCCGCAGTATTTTTTGTATGACCGCCACTCGGCCTTGGTGAAGTCGGCACGCCGCTTGCCCATGGCCATGACGACTTCCTGGCCCTTGGGTTCAAGCCCCATGCACTTTGCCAGTTCCGCGAGTGAGAAGCGCCACGTCTTGTTGCGCATGACCGCTCGGGCCATGGACAGGGTGTCCGTGTAGAGCTTGGGTGACCGTCCATAATGGTGATGCAGCACGGCCCCATCGAAGGCCATGTTATGAGCACAAACAGCCCGCTTCCCCCACGGGAAACGGGCTATCCATGCGTCGATTTCGCTGCCTTCGAGGATGATCAGTTCATCGTCTGGATCAAGCACGCTGAGGATGAGCGGTTCAAACTCAGCGTGCTTCACATACTCCAGCGTGCTCATCTTGGTGAGCGAGTAGGTCTTCGAGTAGAATGTCTCAAAGTCGAGGATATGTGGTCGCACCAGCCCTCACCGCATGGTCCAGATTGGCACGGGTTTGCCATTCTCCATACCCGACAGCACGCCGAAGCGGACGACATTTGTCAATACCGCCATACTCTCCACGCGCTGTTCATCGTCAAGGTAGGCTTTCGCCCCGTCTGGCAATGGTGCCGACCGTGTGACCGTCTCCCATTTCCACAGTGCGCATATCTCAGGGAACACCGTGGCAACTTGCTTGGGTGTTTCCAATACCTCCAACATTTCGACAGAGTGTCGAATGGCTTGCCGCACAAGCTGCTCGTAAGTATTCACCGTCCAAAAGTATTTGATCCACCGCTTGTTTTCCACCAAGACCGAGTGGCGGTCCTTGACACGCACCCTGACATCCGGTGTGGTGATATCCACCTTGAACGGCCACTCGGTACCGTTCAGGTATGCCCGCAGGTTAATTATGTGGTACCGCGACCGCTCTAAAGTTGTCGCAGCGTCGAAGCAAGCCGGTGCGTCTTCCAGCCACTTCAACGCATCAGGCCCAATGAAATAATCGTATAGTTCATCGGGTGTTACCGGGCACTCGTGCCCAAACTGCCACCGTGCCGCAAGGACGGTTTGCTCCATTCGGCGGCGAAAGTTGTGGCGAAGGTCAGACAGGCGCTCTGCGCGCCTGTTCGCAAAATGGCTTGTACTCCTTGCCATCAGATATCATCCGCCACAATGTAATCGCCAAACGGCGGTTCCTGACTGCGCGCCTTACTCACCCAGATAACATCGTAGTCGGGCTTGGGTGGAAAGTTGCACTCCATATCCGTGAAGTAGATGAACTGATCCGGCTCCACGTTGTTTTCCTCGCACCACCTGAAAGGTGGCGCAAAGCTGGTGCCGCCGCCACCACCATGGGTGAACTTGAACACCTCGATCAGGTCATCCTCGGTCGTCGTTAGCGGGTCGATGTCCGTCGTGTAGTGCACGCGGGCATCGCAATAGATGCAGACAACACGCTCTGGCCGCAGACTGGCGATGATTGGCAAAGCCTCGCTCACGAACGTCGCGAATTCATCCCGACTGACACTGCCAGAAGTATCGAACGCCAGCACGAGTGTGCCAGGAGCCTCACCCTTCTTGCGCGGCAGGATCACACCGAATGTCGCCAGCCGCCGACGATGCGGACGGTTCCAGTCGTTGGCGTCATCACCGAACATGCGAGTGATGGACATGCGGAGGATGTCCCGCCAGTCGATCTTAGGCTCGACCATCTGCTCGATCATGCGCTCGAAGTCGGTGGGCAAATGACCGCGCGTCTTTGCCATGGATGCAGCCCGTCGAAAGTCTGCCTTGACCTCGGCATCTATCTGCCCGGTATCTGCCTGATCCTGATCGGACCCGTACCCGCTCGTGGGCTTCTCCCCTGGCTCCTGCACGTCGTCATCCAGTTGCTCGCCCACGCCATGGCCAGAGCGAAGTCTGTTCTTGACGCCCTCTATGTCCTCGTCGGGAGGGCCACCGGCACCATCATCGTCGCCGTCTTGCGGCTTGCCATCACCCGGCTCACCCTTGTCGGAGGATGCACCGCTATCAGGTTCTTTGGGTGGCATTATCTCGTACAGCCGACGATAGACTTCCTCCTGGGTGTCGGTCATGGTCCCGTATTCAGGGTCATGCAGCACACCTTTGAGTAATGGCAGGCCAGCGTGCAGCAGCATGTCGTTGATCACCAGATCGGCCGCGACGTTCATAAGTTTTGGGTTGAACGGCAGTCCGCTGACAGTGCCCTGGCGATGGTAAAGCTTGTTGCGCAGGACATGACGGAAGGCGACGTGCAGCGTCTCGTGGCACCACGGGAACAACAGGTCTTTGATCGACAGCGCACGCACCGCGTCGGGGTTCCACATGAACGAGTAGTGGTCGGTCGCAGCAATGGGGATCATGGGGTGCGATACCCACCGCTGCTTGACCTTGCCAATGGACAGATCGGCAAAGAAGGTGTGCCGCTGCATGATGATCGCCCGCACGGCGGTCAGCTTGGCTTCGAGTTTGTCGATGTTTTTGATGGTGCTAGGGTCGAGGGAAATGATAGCCATGGTGTGTAGTCCTTTGAGTTGGAGCGCCACCTGATCAGGTGACGCTTAGGTTATCGGTCAAGGCCCTTGAGACTGGCACGCAGTTCAGCCGCAATGGTCCTGGCCCGCTCTGCGGCTTCCTCGCGCAGGTTCGGGTTATCGCGGATCACGTCGAGTTTGTGCTTGAGCACGTCGTGCTTGACCTCGGCCAGCAGGTCGGCAAGCTCAGTGTCCCGGCCATCGTTCATAGCCTCGGCAAGGATCGTGTTGGTCTTGACGTTCTCGTAGATGCCCTTGCGCAAGACAGCCTCGGGATCGCCATAGCGGTCGGCCATAATCTCCAGGGGCTTGATGTTCCGCTCGTACAGTTCGATGGTCGCCACCTTGATGCTTTCTGCCATCCGGTCGCTGATCTGGTGGTTCAGTGCCTCGGCCATGCCCTTGGGCAGGGTGGCGTTCAGTCTGGCAAAGCCCTGGCCTTCGGGGATCGGGGCATAGCTGTGCTCGATGTAATAGCGTGCCTTGATCTGGTCGGGCGTCGGGTAGTCGTCGGGGTCGAACAGGTCGCCCAATTGCAACCGGGACTGCTCGATACGTTCGAGGTACACGTCGAGCAATTCGGTCACGGCGGCGACCAGCGCCTCCTGGTGGCCCTCAAGCGTGCGCTTGTGGGTCATGAACAGTTTGGTCGGCAGCAGGCGAGGGCCATTGGTCTGCGACTTCATCGAGCCGAAGCGCATGGTGATCAGCCGATGCTTCTCACGCAAGTCATCGATCACGCGGTTGGCAGCCCGCAGCTCGCCGTCCGCGCCCTTGAGCAGGCTCTTGGTCACGCGGGTGGACTTCGCCACGGCCTTGGCGTCCACCTCAAGCCGCGACCGCGCAGAGTTGTCATTGATCTCGCCGGTCCATTTGCCAGCGGTCACTTCGACCAGCATGCAGGAGGAACGCAGCGCCTCCACAAGTTCGTTTGTGATATCCAGTTCAGCCATCAGTTATCTCCAAGTTGGTACCACCTGATCAGGTGGCGGGGTTGCGACCGGTGTCTCCCGATATTCTAATGTTATAGCACATTTAGAGTAGTTTGTCAAGGGGTCGTTGTTTCACCAAGAAGTTGCTTAATTTTGTCGTAGAACTCAGTTTTCTCTGTACCTAACAACACGCTGTACTGTGCTATCAGAGACATAAATGTATCGGAGCCGCCAAGCGCTCTGATTGCAGCAGCCATCGCGGCTTTCTCTTGTCTACTTAACGTCACCGCTTCGAGTACATAATCTCGGAAAGCCTGCATGCTCACCGGCCATTGCTGTTCAGCGATGATCATCATCTGCTCGGCAAACTGCCTGATTTCCTTTTGGGCGTGCGGGTCAGAGCGCAGTGCCAGGAAGTGCATCAGGTTGTGGAGGTTCGTTTTCCAGACGAACTTGGTCTGTGTCGCCAGCGGCAGGACGGTTCGCGCGATCTCGGGTGCCACGTCATGCCGCATCATTTCTTCGTAGGTCTGACCGCTCAGCCGCATGAGCGTCATCATCTTGGCACGCAGTGTGTCATCCTCGACGGGTGCCAAGGCCCTCCCCTGTTTGTTTGACACAGGCCGTTTCGGTAGTTCCTCTGGCAGGAAAAACTCGCTGACCGGCATGTCGGTGTACCTGCCAGAGATTTCATTCATGCTGGCCGTGCGGTGTCTGACCCACTGACGTGCCACGTAGATGGGACACTTCACGTACCACTTTGTTTCCACCATTTCAAATGGTGATGTATGCCTGTTCCGCATGAGGTAGCGCAACAATCGCACGTCATCATAAAACTTTGTTACCTTGTCACCGCCATACGACACACGCGCTGCGTCGGTTATATCCTTGTCAGAACCCATGTAATCTACCAGTCGGATGGACCCGATCTGGTTTACCTGAATGACTTTCGTGTCCATTGTTCACTCCAAAAAAGACAGCCGGGACCGGACTACACATGGCCCCGGCTGCAAATCAAGTTGGACGCTGTGCGGGTGGGCGCAGCGTTAACCCCAACTTGGAGCTATACGCTCACGTCCATCAGGGCCAGCAGCAAATCCTCGTTCTCAGCGAGGTATGCCGCAAACTCAGGCCGGGACATGAGCGAGTTGTTCCGATTGACAGCAGCCGCGACACCGACGACCTGAAACTCGTTCGGCATGCGGGATAAAAACGCGAACACCTTCGCCGCGTTCTTTCGCTCGGCATTGTAGGCAACCAGCGAGGTCAGCGCAAACAGCACGTCAGGCCGGTCGAAGTTGACCGTCACGCCCTCCGGGTCTGCCATGATCTCGTCAAAGGTCAGCAGCCCCTCCATGCCAAGGAAGTTGATAAACTCGGCAGCGACACCCTCCCCAAGCCAGCCCTCGGCAATGACACGGCCCTCGAAGTTGACCGGGATTTTGTCCTCGTTGCCAACCCGGCCAATCGTGAGCAACTGATCGACACAGCGCATGAACGAGCGCGGCGTGGCGAACGGCTGGTCGGTGATGGTCGGCTGTTCACCGAAAAACAAGTTCGGCCGGAAGTTGGCAAAGGCCACTGCCATTGGGTGGATGTCGTTGACCGTGGCCCACCGGGTCCACGCCTTCACGTCAGGGCGGATGTTCCACTGCGCCATGCGGTTGATCAGGTAGGGTGGCCGCTTGGTCGAGTTGTTCTTCGACTTGAGCGGATTACTGGCAGCGATCACCATGACATGCTCAAAGCCGCATTCTTCCAGGTTCAAGGCATTGATGCGCCTCTCATCCAGCAGAGGTGCGACCGCCTTGAGAACGTCGGGTGCCGCCTTGTCAATTTCGTCCAGAAACAGGATCATGAACTTGCAGTCTGCCATTTCTCGGGCAGTCGGGAACCACTGCGGCGCATACTGAAACACGCGGCGGGTGCCGTCTTCGTCGGTCACCGGCATGTTGAAGCCGCCGACCTCGGGTGCCTCGTAGAGCGACAGGTGTATGGTGCGCAGCAGCACCTTGGCACCGAGCAGTTGCTCGATGTCGTTGCGGAGCGCCTTGATCATCGTCGTCTTGCCGACACCAGCGCCGCTGACGAGTTCGACAGGGTGCTTGTTGTAGCCGTCGTACAGGTCGAGCAGCATGCGGCGAGCCTGATAGAGTGTGGCTTCGATTGCCATGGTAGTATCTCCAAGTTTTCACCACCTGATCAGGTGGCGGGGTTACGACCGGTGTTCCCCGATCTTTGAGTATTGTAGCACAAAACAAGTAGTTTGTCAAGGGGTCGATAAGTCACGGTTAGCAGCTTCAAGTTTGTTCAGTGGTTGCCTCACACGATAAAGATGTTCCTAATCACCCATCCGCTTTTGATGAACGCGATGAGTGCCCACGCCCCGAGCGACAGGAACTGTAGGGTCGCGTGGCCTTTGGTTATTTTGTAGAGGAAGATTGGCACTGCGATATAGGCGACGAGTACCATAATTGTCTGTTCGATTGTCATCACGTATTGCTCCAATGATTAACACCGTCCCAGCGACGGCGAGTAGACTTGCCAGTATGTTCAGCCACAGCATGTCATAGGCTTCCGACGATGGCAGGGACCGCTCTGATTTCGCGGCCACAGTTCTCCGCAGGATCATCGATAATCAACAAGCCCAACAACATGCCGCCCATGATCCCAAGGGCTAAATCAAAGAGGCTCATCGGTAGAACTCCAGGTGCGGGTACTGGTCCACGAGCAGCATCTTGGCACGAGTGCGTGTCCTGGCACGGACAGCGTGTGCCAGGGTGCCGTCGATGGTCTGAGCGCAGTAAAGGTACAGGCCGCTGCCGTCGTCAGTGACAGGCACATAACGGAGGTAGGCAAAGACCTTACCTTCCTTCGGTACCCGGTGCGTGGCGCTGAACTTCATGCGGCGATGAATACGACGGGTGAGTATCGAGTGGTGTAACATTGTAGCCTCCAATAATAGCAGTGATACGGATCGCGATAGCGGCGAACAGAAGTACCAGCCCAAGACTGAACTGGTTTCTGGTAGTCATGCCGCCACCTGATCAGGTAGTAGATCAAGTATCTCGTTCAGTCTTTCGGCCATCGTTCGTTTCCTTGGGTGCGTGTTGTGTAGGTTACCGTCGTTGGTGGAAACCGCATGGCCAGATACTCTTGCTGGCCACGCGACAACTTTCGTCATGTTAAAATCCCTTAGTCCGTTTGGTTTGGCTGGATTGCCAGACGCTCACTTGTGGGAGCGTTTCGACCGCTTGCGACTGACACGCCATGCACTCTTGATCTGGTGGTCCCGTTCCATCTGGTCGGCAGGTGGTGCCAGCACGTCAGGCAACTGGTCGAATTTGAGCGTCACCTGATGCTCGCCATGCTTGAGGATCATGGCCCCCCGAAAGGGGCCTTCTCCAAGGTAGCGAGTGCTGCACTTCATGCCTGAACCTTTAATCTCGGGGCACAGCCGGTAGAGTGCATACAACCGCCTGAGTTTCTTGAACGCCTCGATCTTCTGGTATTCCAGGTCGATCAGCTTCTCCATTTTGGCGTCGAGTTTATCCAGCAGCTCGGGGTCAAGCGTCATCGAGCCGAAACCACCAGTCTGCAAGTTGGCCAAAATCCTCGACCACGAAATAATCATCGTATTCTTGGTCATTGACTTTATTGGCCGCGTCCAAATTTTCGCCGAAAACATCCAGGGCACGATTGACGCAAATCGGCATGATATAATCGTCGTGGGATTTAGGCGGGAAATCCTCGGTAACAGAGTTATGACCAGAGAATTTACTTGCGGCATCATGCGGCGTTTCCGCCTCGATGATCTGGATGTCGGTTTCGCTCGACACGTAATACAGCATTTATCGTCTCCTGTCCTCGACCAGCCCCTTGCCGGTGCTGCGCGCAAAATTGCTCATACCAGACCTGCCTTGTGTGCGAGTTTGAGCATTTGGGTTTCGTCAAACTTCGGCACCCGCAGGTCGAAGTGTGCAGCGAACGCTATCAGGTTGGTGCGCAAATCCTTGGCACGGTCGAGGTGATTGAGCGCATATTTCTGCGAGCGTAAACCCGCCTCGATCATGCTATGGTAGCGCCCAAGCAGGTGGTGCAGGTGGTTAACGTCAGGAGTTCTGGTCAGCCAAGGCGCACCGTCGAATAAGAAGGTGTTCTGGTTGGTGCCGCCCATCTTGCGCACCGCACGGAACCGCGCCGTGTAGTGCTTGCCCTTGGTCGTCATGGTCGTGTCCTGATCGTTGAGCAGGAAGACCAGACCCTTGTTGCCGTCTGGCAGCGCCCTGCCAATCAACAGGCGGTAAGAGTAGAGGTCGCCGTTCACACACCAGAGGTTGCCATTGGCAGTCTGGAGTTCATGCCCGGCTGGCCACCCGTCAGCAACATACTGGTTGGTGTGGCTACCAGCGGCATAGTCGATCTTGGGGTTGTTCATCGTGTAGTCCTCTAAGTTGCACCACCTGATCAGGTGGCCGGTTTGACTGGTTAAATTTCCAGCTTATTTAAATTATAGCACACTTTTACTTGTTTGTCAAGGGGTCGTTTATTTGGGTTTACCGTACTCTTTTTCGTATAACTTACGTTGCCTGTTGTACTCAGCCTCTATGTTGTCAGGGTGATTTGAACCATTACTCTCGAAAACCACCTTGCGATACACGGCGATGTCAGGATAGTCGAACTCACCCTCGGGCTGCTCGGGCGTCGTGCGCTCATCGTCGGAGATGTCGAGGCGTTGTGAGG